ATATGCCGGCGCTTTTCTTATTTCGGAGGAACGATATGCCGCAGTTCAAAAATACGGCTGATCTGATGGCATATTTGAAAAAGGCTGTCGATGAGTCTTTAACTAATGATGTATTCCCTATTATCCGTGATGAAGAAGTTGAGGCAATCAAAGATATCGTTTATAGCATGGATACATCTGGGTATTATCAACGCAGATATGATTTTGGCGGTATCGGAGATCCATATAATATTGTGATTAAAGGCGATACTGCGCAAAACGGTATTTTATCGGTCATCAATATTACCGATCCAAACCCATATCTGAACGGTCGAAACGGAGATAGAGCTACGGTAAATAAGAATCTTCCGTATTTGATTGAGCATGGTCGTGGTGGATCTGGTGATCCTGGTTATGACTATTGGAGCAGACCGAAAGCCCGCCCGTTTACAGAAACTACGGTTGAGAGATTACAAGCTTCTGGTAAATGTACGCAGGCATTAAAACGAGGACTTATGAAGAAAGGCATTACGATTCGATAATCGGGTGTCTTTCTTTTCTTTATATAAGAAATTAGTTAAACAACTTATAAGTGAGGTGATTATGCGTGGATGATCTGCAAATTCTATTAAAAGCCGTGATTGACGAGAACAGCCAGTCTTCACTTGATTCTAAGCTTGCAAGTATTGCTAAGTCTTTGAGTGAGTCGCACACTGTAAAGCTGAAGGTTGGTTTTGATGAAGACTCCGTTAAAACGGTGCAGAGTCAGCTACAAACAATCGCCAAGCAGGTCGGTGGTGCAAACCATACTGGCACATATAAGCCGTTGCAGGTTTTTGATGCAACGCAATTAAAGGCTGACGGTCAGCGTTACTTTACATCGGTCAAAGATATCGTTAGTCGAGCGCAGGCCGAATTCAGTAAGCTTGGCAAGACGGATATTACGAATGTTTTTAAGGATTCTAAGGGAAACATCCAAAGTTTCACTGCCAGCGTTACTAAGGCTGATGGCGTTGTAGAGAAGTTTAATTTTAACCTCGCAAAAATCAAAGATGGCGCTCAATCCATAAAAGGGTTCGTTCAAAGTAACTCTATTTTGACAGATAAAAACGCCGGCTCTAATTTGGAGCAGACGCTTAACTATCTAAACAGAATCAATACGAAAATTGCTGATATCACGAGCAAAACATTGACAAACACATCAAAGCCGTTGCTTGGCGATATGGAGCAGTTTAATCAGTATCAAGAAAAACTGAATGCTGTAAAGGCTCGTATTGAAGAGATCAAGCAATCAAACACCACTCTCTCTTCTGAGCATAAGAGAGAAATTGACTCTATGGTTGCTGATCTTCAGCGCTATGCAAAGGAGCTACAAACTTCTGCGTATGCTGCAACGGATTTGAAAGCAAATACTTTTGCAAATCAAAAAGCCGAGTTGCAAGCAAGTCTTGAAACGCAAATTAAGAAATGGCAAAATGCCGGTATTTTCGGCGGTGACTTTAAGGCAAGCGTAGAAGAGGCAAAGACTGCGTTAGAGAATGCGTTGAATCCAAATGATCTTGACGCATATCGTCATAAGCTTGCGTTACTCGAACAGCAATTCAAGCAGTTGAAGCTTGATAATGCTGCTTCTGGGAAGTTATTGGATGCAGAAAAGCTCAATTCCAATATTCAAACAGCGCAGCTTAGGATTCAGAATCTAAAGCAGACATATAGTGCATTTGTTTCTGATCCAAACCTAATGTCGAAATGGCAGCAGCTTTTTGATGAGTCACAGATGGTTAGTTCTTCAAAAGAACTGACAAATTTAAATGCGAAAATTCGACTTTTTGAGCAGGAGCTTATCAGCGCAGATAAGCATAGCCAGTCTCTATTTGGAGAGCTGAAAAACAATATTGCGAAAATGGGATCTTGGATGGTACTTGGCGGTGTTATTGCGGGTATCATGCGAGGTGTCACTGGTCTTTATGATGCTGTTGTCGATTTGGATACGGCGATGACCGAACTGAAAAAGGTCACGGACGAAACTGATGAGTCGTATGATCGTTTTCTTTCTGACGCGGCGCAAAAGGCAGTTGATATCGGTACATCATATTCTGACTATGTAACTGCAACTGCAAATTTTGCTCGCCTTGGTTATTCGATGGCTGATGCTTCTGACCTTGCAGAAGTTGCTACAATTTATAGCGTCGTTTGTGACGAAATCAGCGATGTAAACGAGGCTACCAGCTCTATCATTTCCACAATGAAAGCGTTTGGTATTGAAGCCAGCGATGCAATGACCATCGTTGATAAATTCAACAAAATTGGCAATGAGTTCGCTATTTCTTCTGGCGGTGTCGGTGATGCGTTGCAGCGCTCCGCCTCCGCTATGGCTGCGGCAAACAACACAATTGATGAGTCAATCGCTCTAATTGTTGCGGCGAATAACGTCGTACAAGATCCTGATGCGGTTGGTACAATGTGGAAAACCGTTGCTATGCGTATTCGTGGCGCAAAGACTGAGCTTGAAGAAGCCGGTCTTGAAACCGAATATATGGCAGAAAGCACAGCAAAACTTCAGAAGCAAATCAAGGGATTGACCAATGTTGATGGCTCTGGCGGTTTTGACATTATGGCTGATGCCGATAATTTCAAGAGTACATATGAAATTATTCTTGGAATTAGTAAGGTCTGGGAGAAAATGAGCGATATCGACCAGGCTGCATTGCTTGAATTGCTGGCCGGTAAGCGTCAGGGTAACGCTCTGGCGGCGGCTATCGAAAATATGGACGATGCTGTTAGTGCCATGAACGCTTCTGTTAATGCGGAAGGTTCTGCTCTCGCTGAGCATGAAAAGTGGATGGACAGTATTGAGGCAAAGCAGCAAAAATTCCAAGCTCAGTATCAGGCTCTTGCAAAGACTATTTTGAATAGTGATTTGATTAAGGGCGCATATGATGCTGGAACTGGATTGCTCGGTTGGCTCACAAAACTTATTGAAACGCTTGGTGCATTTCCTACAATTCTTGCTGGTATCACTCCATTCTTTGATAAGCTTCAATTATTAAAAACAACCACATCGAAGAATTGGCTTGGTACTGGGACTGGCATTTCATTTGCATGGAATAGTGGAAAGCTTGAATTAGAAAATGATATTCGTCTACTTGATGAATACAAAACAAAGATTCAAGGTCTTGGCACATCAACAAGTGATTTGACACAACGTCAAATCGTATGGAACGATACAATTGGTCGTGGAAGTAATTCGCTGAAAACGGCTGTTCATGTAACAGATGATGCTACGATTTCTACTGACGCATATCGTTCATCAATGACAAACGCATCTGCATCTACAACAGCAATGGGCGTTGCGTCTAAAGCTGCGGCAGTCGGCGTACATGTGCTAAAGACCGCTCTGAATATGCTGATTAGTCTTGGTATTGGTCTTGCTATTTCGGCAATTGTTTCTGGAATTTCAAAGCTAATTAACAAGGCTAAGGAGGCTCGTCAGGCCGCTGTCGAAGCTGGTACTGCCGCTGCGGAAGATGCAAAGAAGCTGTATGATCTCGCATCTTCTTATATTGAGCTGAGTAATGCCGTCGAAGCTGGTACTGGCTCACAAGAAGATCTCATTGCTATTCAGGACGAGCTAATTGCCTATCTGAAAGATCAGGGAGTTGCTGTTGATAATTTGTCTGGTAGCTATGCAGATTTGCGAGATAGCATTATCGACGCAGCCAGAACGCAGTTACAAACCGATATTTCAAAAGGTGTTCGTGCTGCTAATGTTGCTAAAGAAGATGCTGTAAAAGAGCTTGATGGATATTTCAATAGTCATAGTTTCTACTCCGCAACTGGCAAAGAAGCTGGAGATGCTATGGCGTATCTCAAAGAGCTTGGGTTTACTGGTATTGATGATAGCGGTAGCAAGGGCGGCGGAACAATCTTCCTTCCAAGCGTATATAGTTCAGATGGTGGCTTAAAAGATGTCACATTTGAGGATTTAGCGGCGAATTATAAGTATCTACAAGATGCGATGAACGCAGTTCGTGACAAATTCGGAAGTGAAAATCCGGTATTTGAAGTTCTTGCGGATGCTTATAACGAATACGACGCTGCGTTGTCCGACGCAATTGATCAGATTGATAAAAACAATCAGATGATTGCGGAAGACGCTTTCCTTGCTGCTCAGAAGCTTGCAAAGCCAGAAAACCTTGACCAGTTTGAAAAGATGCGCAAGGATCTGATCCAGCAGGTTCAGAACGATTTGAGTTTCGACGAGAATGGTACATATTCTGCTGAGGAACTTGTTGATAAAACGCTTGGTACGAATGATTACTATGCTGGTTTGCTTGAAGAGCTAAATCAGCGCGAAAGTCAGGCTAAGCAAGTCAACGAGAAAATGCAGGCTATTGCTGAGGCGTTAGTTCCCAAAAACTACGAACAGTATGAGCCTGGCACATCTGCACATTTCCATGAGTTAGACGCATGGCTTGCTGAGGCTGATGAAGTCAAAGAAAAGCTACGCGGTCTATCAGATGAGGAATTTGAGGTTGCTTATGATGCGGTTATTAACCAAGGCGCAACGACTTGGGATGATATCACCGCAGCAATCGAAAAGTATAATAGTGAACAGGAAGTAGCAAGAAGACATTCTGAACAGCTCAAGACCACGATTAAGAGCCTTTGGAATTCTGAAAACTTTGCTGACGCTAAGGAAGAGCTGATGACTCTTTCGACAACACTTGATGGTATCACAGCCGAAAATGTAAAGGAATTGGCTGAGGAAAGCGGTATTCTTGCCGGTGTTCTTGATGAAGACGGTATGAATGCGCAATTCCTCGCACATATCTTACAGGTCATGGCTGAGGGTGGCGATGGTGTTGCTCTTATTACGGAGCAAGCGTTGAAGCTCAACGATGCTCTTGATGGCATGGTAGATAAGTTTGATAGTGTGACCGATGCGAAAGCGCGGTACGATGCTGCCATGTCTGTTGAGGAAAAGGATACTGACTTTAAGTCTTATGCAGAAGCCTTTGAGGAACTGAATAAGCAGTTTGAAGCAGGCACAACTAACTCGAACGCTTTCTGGGCTGCGGCTGAATTCCTGTTTGGTAGTGATCAGCTATCTACATGGGGATGGGGCGATGGCCTTGATGAAATCTACTCCGCAATGGAGAAAAACAAGATTGTGTTTGAGGACGCTGACAGTGCTGGTGCTGGCTTTGTTGAACGGCTATATCAGATGTCTCAGGCTGGTCAGTTAGTCAACGATCAGGGCGAAAAATTACTGGATATCAGTAAAGATTCTGATGGTGCTTATGTTTTCGACATTGATCCGGATAATCTGGACGCGATTGCCGAAAAGATGGGTATTACGACAGATGCGGTTCTTGCATGTCTGGAAGCTCTCTCCATGTGGGGAGATATTGATTTCTACGATATGAACGAGGTCGCAGATGTTATCGACGAAATTGGTCTATCTGCGGAGAATGCTGGAAAGAAAGCAATCAATGTTTCGGCGCTTACCGATCAGCTTATCACTCTTGGTAAGACTGACAAGGAAATCTATGATATTCTGACAGGTCTACAAGACCTCGATGGCGTTGTATTGTTGGATGCAGAGGGCAGCATTGACGGTTTAACGAACAGTCTTACTAATCTCGGTTTAGCAGCCAGCGATGGTATCACGGTCAATGTTGATGCAGAAGCTCTTGCCCCACTTCTTTCCGAATTAAATTTCACTAAGGAACAGGCAGAAGACCTAATTACAAAGCTTGGTGAAGCAGACGGTATTTCCCTCACAAATTCGCAGGGCGAAATTAAAGATACGACAGATGCGCTGGAGTATCTGAACGGTTTGGACTTTGCGACAGTAACTTCTAATGTTGATGGTGTTGCGCAGGCTGTCGATGATGTAGACGATGAGACAACTGATAATGTTGTTAATCAGTTTAATAACATTGAAACTGCTGCAAGCGACGCAGAGACCGCAGTAAAGCGCGTTCAGACTGCTGTTCAGCATTTGGACGGTCAAACCGCTACGGTTACGATTGACACAAAGCGTAAGAGCGGCATTCTTGGAGGTATTTTCGGATATGCTTCTGGTACTGGTGCTGCACCGGCTGGCGATGCGCTGGTTGGCGAAGAGGGCGCTGAGCTTATCCAGTCTGGCGATAAGGCTTATCTTGCAGGTGTAAATGGCGCTGAGGTTGTTAATCTCAAGCAAGGCGACCGTGTTTATACTGCCGATGAAACAAAGCGTATCGTACACGGATCTGGCAAGCAGCTCAAGGGTGTTATCCCAGCTTATGCGAAAGGCAGAGTCCAGACAGGTGGATTGCATGTCGAAACGGATAAGACTGGTTCAACTGGAACGCCGATCAAATTCAACGCTACGGTTGAAGCAACAATTGACGATAAGACATTAGAAGACCAGCTTAAAGATAAGCTGGACGATTTGGAAGAGCAGCTATCCGATATTATTGGTAATTTTGAGCATTCAATTTTCCTTCTGGAGAAGAATGACGGGACTCCAGAACAAATTATTGCCATCTATCGGAAGATGCAAGAAACAGTCCACGCACAAGCTGAAAAGTATCGTGCGCTTGGTTTAGATGACACCTCTGATTATATCCAAGACCTACAGAAAAAGTGGTGGGATTATCAGGATACGATTGAGGATATGTTGCATGATATTTACCAGACTGCGGTAGATAATCATAACAATATGCTTAGTCTGTTGGAGAACCAGTATGATATGCTGGACAACAATCAGACCAAGGATGCGATGTTGGATAATCTTTATAAGCAGCTTGAAGAACAAAAGAAGATTCAAGAAGAAGCTCATAAGGAAGAACGACGTCTGCGTGATCTCGGACTGGACGAAAACGACGAAGCAATTCAAGATTGTATTAACGCATGGTGGGGTGCTTATAATGATATTCAAGACATTAACTCTAAAATCGCAGATAATGTTCTTGATACATTTGATGACTTCATTGACTATGCCGATGATTTTGATTTGTGGGGAGATTTTAACTTCACCAAGGTTGATTACCTGAAACAAAAGCTGAAAGAGATCAATCGCCTATTTGAAGAGGGTGTTTTAACTCTGAAAGAGTATAACAGTCTCATGCGTGAAACTGGCGTTGAAATCTACAACGAACAGAAAGATGCTCTAACGAAAATCATTGAGATGACGATGGAGCTTGTCCGTCAAGAGGCTGAGGATCAGGTAGATGCTCTGGAAGCACAGATTGACGCTTTCCGTAAAATCATTGATTTGAAGAAAGAGTCTCTTTCTGCGACTAAGGATGAAGAAGACTATCAAAGAACTGTTGCAGAAAAAGTAGCTGAGATTGCTGAAAAGCAAGCAAAGCTTGCGCAGTTGGATCGTGATACGAGTGCATCTGCAAATGCTGAGAAGCAAAAGTTAGCGCAAGAGCTGGCTCAGCTTCAGCAGGAGTTGGCTGACTATCAAGCAGATTATGCGTATAATTCACAAGTTGATGCTTTGGATAAAGAAGCTGATACTTTTGAGAATACGAAAAATGATGAGATTTCCTATGTGAAGTCCACAGTTGATACGGAAGAAAAGGTGTATAATGCGGCTATTTCTCGTATCAACAGCAATTGGGAACAGCTATATACAGACCTGATTGAGTGGAACAAACAATATGGAGATATGATCGATGGCGAAGATTCTATTACCTCCGCTTGGAGAACTGCTAAGGCAGCAGCGCAAGAATACGGCGATGTCGTGTCTGCGCTGAACGGTATTAACTCTGAAATTTCCTACGCTGGAAAGAATGCTGACGATAAGCAAACGCAAATCGACAGGATTCTGAGTAAGATGCAGACAAATAGTAAGGGTTGGCATACTGCAAAGACGCAGGAAGAAAAGAACCGTTTGGTTAAGGAGAACGAGGATCTTGCCGAGCAGCTTTCCGCTCTATTGGGGCGCAAGGTTGTTAAAGTGAATGGCGTTTGGTATCTTGATTCCGCAAATGGCCCGCGTCTATTCCATACTGGTTTAGATGAGGGTTATGTTGGCGGTCGAGCTACCGGTGCTGATGAAGTCCTTTCTGTTTTGAAGGATGGAGAGCTTGTTATGACGAAAGATCAGTATATGCGTATTTTCAATTCGTTGAAATATGGCATTACTGGTGTTTTGGACTCATTGATTGGCAATCTTACTTCTACATCACCCGCTGTTTCTGAGGTCGTTAAGTCGATCACAAACGACAATAGCAATACAGATAATTCGTCTACGGATGATCGTGTTACTATTCAGAACTACTTCCAGATGCAGAATGTGACGGAAGAAAATATGAAGGGCTTTGCTGAGTATTATGCTGATTTCACAATTGGAAAACTGATTAGTGCAAATCGGCGTAAAGGAATTAGAAACAAGGTTGCTAATTCTATGCTCAGAGGATAATTTTAAGAGGACACCCAATGGGTGTCCTCTTTGTTCTATAAAGGAGGTCTTGGTATGGTCATTGATTTTGCAAAGATCAATGTAAAAGAGCAGCCCGTGTTGATTCTCCAAAATCTTGATGATACCCCTATTGGAGTGCTAAAGTACGCATTCAATGTTGAGGCCGACCTTTGTTATAATGAGATTTCAACACTGACATTCGATCTACCAGCGTATGTGGATCGAAAGCTCACAGAGAACTATGGTCGAGTTGTCGGAATGCGAATTATTGATTTGATGAACTACGGTCGCTTCCTTTTGGTTGATCCAAAAGTGGATGATGATGGTATCAAGCAAATCAAAAGTTGTACTGCATATTCGCTTGAATATGAGTTTTCGTTTAAGAAGCTTCCATTGACAGAGGGGACATATAATTTGTGGAATCCTATTGCTCCGAAAGGAACAATTTTAGGGATGATTCTTGAACTAATGCCATCTTGGAGTGTTGGAAGCGTTGATGCAACTTTAATTGACAAGTATCGCACTTTCGATGATAGCGGAGATCAAAATATCTACAATTTCATGAAATCTGATTTGCAGGACTCATATGGTTGTATTTTTTATTTTGATACCTATAAACGACTAATTCATGTGCGTGATATGGCTTCTGCTGCGCCGATTACACCCGTATATTTTTCTGTAAAAAATCTCGTGAAAAATGTGAGTGTTGATGAGGATAGCGAAAGTATTGTAACTAATCTTGGCGTATATGGCGCGGATGGTGTTGATATCCGAAGTGTCAATCCGATGGGAACGAGTAGCGTTATCAATCTGCGGTATTTTATGACACTCGATAATTTTAGTCAGAGTGTGATTAACAAATATAATCTGTGGGAGGAAACATTTAAGTCTTACCAACAGCAATATTACAATCTGACAATTGAAGAAGCTCTGAAAACCGCTCAGCTTGTTACAGAACAAGCCGCTATGACTACCTTGCAAGGAGAATTGACAAGCCTTGAAAATATTCAAGCGGTTACTATTCAGGCTATTGCACAAGGGCTGAAATCACAAAGCGATCTAAATAGTGTCAATGCAAAAATTGATGCTAAGAAAGACGAAATTACACAGAAGCAATCTGAAATTGATGCTATTTCTGCGGAAGTTTCAAGTTTGAATGAGCAGATGGTCGCAATCAACAACAAGACCGCCCTATCTGCATATTTTACAGAAGATGAGTACAAGATCATCAATCGGTATCTGAAAGAAGACTCTATTTCGGAAGATTCGTTTGTGATTCCAAAGGTAGCTACCTATGATACCTCAGGTGAGAGCGTAAAAGTCTCTGGCGCTATTTTTAATATCAGTAGATCAGAGGTTATCAAAGTCAAGAACGATTTTGGTAAGGACATTTATTCTGCATCTGGTGGTGTTTTGGAATGTTCCACGAATGGTTTTGTTCTTCGAGCGAATCTAATCCGTGCGTCTTTGGATTTTGATAGTAACAATAACATTCTGTTTACTGCGCGTGTTAATGATGGCACACTGAATGACGCAGAGTTCCCTAACGCCTGTGTATCTATTTCAGGTACGGCTATTAGTGTTTCGTCTAATGTGAAAGCTGAATCTGAGGTCAATGGTGCGATTAGCTCAGGAAGTACATTGCAGTTCAAAATCAATACTGCAAATCTGTATTTCACAAGAAGTACAACAGAGTATGAACAGAGAACCGTAGAATGGGATCTATTTGAATATGGCAAAACTGTGTTGGAAAAAGTTTCGCAACCCTCTTATACATTTTCACTTGATTTAGCCAACTTTCTTGCTATGTCAGAATTCAAGTATTTCAAAAATCACTTGGAGCTTGGTAGCAAGGTTTATTGGCAAGATCGTGATGGTAAGGTTTTGCAGCCTATTTTACTTGGAGTCCATATTCCATTTGAAGATTTGTCTAAGTTCGAGGTGACATTATCCAGCAAGTATAATCTTTCTGGAAATGATTTTTCATATTCAGATGCTTTGAGTGATAGTGTGTCTGCGGGCAAAACGCTTGATAGTGGCAAATGGACATATAATCAGTTTGTGAATAGTGGTGCAGAAACATCACTAAGCAAATTCATGAAGTCTGCGCTGGATATCGCAAAGAACAATATCATGTCATCAAGCGGACAGGATATTTCATGGAGTGAGTCTGGTTTGCGTCTACGGAAACGAGTTGATGGATCGCCTACAGAATATGAGCCGTACCAGATTTGGATGAACAACGGTTCGATCATGTTTACCACAGATAATTGGCAAACAGCGAATCTTGCTATCGGTCAAATGGTATCTGAAGATGGTACGCTTATTAGCGGTGTAATTGCTGATAGTCTCATTGGTAAGCTGATTGCCAGCAACAGTATGATTATCGAAAGCAAAAAGAAAGACGGAAATACTTCTGTGTTTCGTGTTGATGGAAACGGCGCTTCTCTCCATAATGCTATTTTTGATATCTACAATGCTAATCAGGTGCAAATCACTCTAAATCCGTATTCCGGAATTGCAATTGGCAAGTATCCGTTGTATGACGGTGATGAGTATACCATTGATGAAAAGAACGCATCTTTCTGGGTCGATACAGACGGAAATGTTCATATCAAAGGTACGCTTGAGGGCTGTGACGGTAAATTCAGCGGTGAGCTTTCTGCTGCAAGTGGTAATTTCAAAGGCGTTGTACAAGCATCTGATTTTCTGGACAAGTCTGGAAAGTCAATGCTGACATCTGATAAGAACAAGTTTGATAGCAATTATCTTGATCTTGGAAATATTCAGATTGACGGCACAACTGGTAATATCACGATGACTGGAAGCATCAATCTTCAAGGAAACATTACTTGGGGAACCGGCAGCAGTCCCGTTCGCGTTTTGTATGGCAGATCAAGTTATGCAACACCTGCCTCTCCGTACTCTTCCTATCCAAGTTCGTCTTCAAGTGGTTGGCACAGAAGCTTGAGCGTTTCATATGACTACTATGCTTCGTATTCTTATGACGGCGGTAATACTTGGACTTCTGCAATGAAGATTCAAGGTAAAGATGGTCGTGATGGATATGACGGCGCAGACGGTAGCGATGCGAATGTTACTCGTGGTAATATTGCTAAGGCTTTGTACGAGAATTCGGATGACTATTATTACGATGGTATTTATTCGTACAGATATAACGGTCGATATTATCTTGCTATTAACGCATCATATATTCTCGCTGGTAATATTGACGCTGATAATATTGCGCTTACCTGTGGCTATGGCGGATTCGCAAAAGGATATGGTTCTGGTAGCGGCGGTAATCGAACATACGGTTCTATGATGTATGGCGGAAATGGTGAAGGTAACGCCCCATACTTCATTGTTACGGATTCTGGATGCCGAATGACTGGTCTGGATGAAATCGGTGCAATGGACTTCTTCATTACTGCCAATGGCATTTATGCAAGTGAAGAAATTACGCTGCGCTCTGATAGACGATTGAAGAATACCATCGACTACGACTTTGATCGTTATGATGAATTTTTCATGGGGCTGAAACCAGCGACATTTAAGTATAACAATGGTCATGGTGGAAGACTTCATTCTGGATTTATTGCACAGGATGTTGAAGATGCTCTTCACAACGCCGGCCTGTCTAATATGGATTTTGCTGGTTTGGTTATTGCACCTATTGAAGAGGTCAACGAGGCAGACGGAATTACTGACAATTACTACAAGCTTCGCTACGGCGAGTTCATTTCTCTGAATACACACATGATTCAGAAACTATATCGTCGTATCACCAAGCTTGAAAATGAATTGCAATCTTTGAAAGAGGGTTAATATATGAAGGATGAAGTTATCAATCGTTTAGTTGCTGTACTGAATGCGCTTGACAATATTTCTGTTCGCGGGAAGCCGAATCTTGCAAATCTGAGTGGAAGTATCGCCATTCTTGAAGAGACGAGAGACATTTTGCTTGGTTGTGAGATTACAAAGGAAGAGGAACAGCCAAAGGATAAGTAAGCGGAGGTGCAGTTATGGCTTTTTGGGGTGACTATTTTATTTTTGATGGTATCCCTTGCACGGAATACGGGCTAAGGCTTTACGAAGTCAATGGTGTTTCTCCTGGTAATGGTAGTTTTCCTACGCCGGCAGAAATTTCGGAAGACCGTATTTCTGGTCGATATAAGCCGCTGTTTTATGGTATCACACAAAATGAGCCATTGACATTCAAAATGGTATTTGGAGCTGATAAGTCGTTTGTGAAAACAAACGGCTTTTTTGATGCCTGGGATCGGGAGGCAATCAGTGCATGGTTGTCTCCTGTCGATGGTTATAAGTGGTTGGAAATTGAGCAGGCCGATATGGAGCAGGTTCGATATCGGTGCTTGATTGAAGATTTGCAGATGGTGGAAATCGGAAATTTACCGATTGCTTTTTCATGCACTGTTCGATGCGATTCCCCATTTGCCTATCAGTATCCGGTGACATATAGCTATAACTGCAGCGGCAACACTAACATTATTTTGCGCAATCTCGGTAGCTATCGTGGTGGATATCAGCCAAAGCTAAAAATCACACTGAACGGAAGTAACGCTATCAAAATCATCAATCATTCTGATAACGATAGGTTTTTTGCATTGAGCGATCTTCCGCAAGACTACTTCTTGGAGATTGAAGTGGATAATGAAAATGGTGTAATTACAAATAATATGGATTTGAACCTATATCCATATTTCAATTTTGAATTCTTCAAGCTTGTTTGTGGTGACAATTTGCTTGAAGTGGTTGGGAATTGTATGTTGGAAATCCAATGTGAGTTTCCCGTAAATGTTGGAGGTTAATATGCAATCAAAAGTTTATGACCTACCTGAAATCCTTTTTGTTGGCGGGGAAACACACGATTTACGATTTTGCCTATTCACTGATACACGAAAGCCGTTCAGCGCATCAGGCGCTACGGCTACATTTTCAGTGGTGTATTCAGTAAATCGTACAGGTACTCCGGTGTTATCAAAGCCCATGTCCATTGTTGCAAATGATGATGGCGTTGAAAATATTCTGACGGTTACGCTTCTCCCACAAGAGACCGTGAACCTATATGGCAAGTATATCTATCAGATCACCATTCAGGATATGTCCGGAGAAACTGAGATTCCAAGCCAAGGCATTTTAGGTATTACAAACAATATTGATAAGGCAATCATCAAATAAGGAGGATTTGCGATGACTACTACATATTTCTTGAATCAGGTGATGGGTAATCTATTTCACACAAAGGAGAATCCGGCGCTTCCAGGCGATTATTACATTGGTTTAAGCGCGACTGAACCTGGTGTAGATGGATCTGGCGTATCTGAACCGGCTTCAAGCGCTGGTTATAAGCGTGTCAAGCTAACCGTTCTGAGCGAGCCGACTGCTGGTGTAATTAAGAATACTGCTGCGGTTTCGTTTGATGAGTCAACTGCGAACTGGGGTACAATGACGCATTTCGTTATTTACGACGCTTTGACTGGCGGAAATCTGCTCATGTTTGATGAGCTGTCTTCTGCTCGTAATGTTGAAACTGCGACCATCGTTACCATCAAGGCTGGTAGCCTGACTTTGACATTGAGCAATCCTACATAAAATTAGCTAAACAATTTGGCGGTGAGTTATGGCACAAGAATATAATATCTATCTTCGCAAGCGGCTGACGGAGTTTGATGTTATTATCAAAAATCTTCCGTATCGAGACGGCCTAATCATGTATAACAAAATGTATCTGGATGCGATGGTTAATTATTTGTGCCTACAAAGATTTATCATCGGAGAGAGTGACGCTAATCTTAGAACTGAGATTGACGAATTGTTAGAGCGTGTATTTAATACATTTCAGAGCAAGGTTGAGATTGACTTGGATGTTGAATTGGCTGCTGGTAAGCCGATCTCTGGTCAATCCGACCTTGTTTTTGCAACGAGTCCATTTGAGATTGGCGAAGAAACATACGAGGTTTTTCAAAATCTAACGAGACTTACAACATCTGCATTGCAATACGATCTTGCGAAGTCAATTGGAAGCGGGCGTAGTGATTTAATCTTTCACACATCAACCGCTAATACATTAAAAACTGCTTTTGATAAGATGCAGAATGATATCGAGCTTTTGTCCAGTGCCGATACAAAGAAAGAAACATTTGCTGGTGTTGGCGCAGAGATGCAATTAAACACAGACCGCTTTGATTTGTACTACCTGCTTGCTGTGCAAGGAGAAGCTGTTATGAATCTGCTTTGTTCGATGGATTTTGAAATGTGGTACACGCTTGGCAATGCAAATCAGACATTTTATTTGACTGCTGTAAACAACGGTGTGAAATCGACAAAGTATCTTTCTGCGGATGGATTTATGTCACTAATTGCTGCAGTCAACGAATCTCTCGAAGCGTTTATTAAGGCGGAATTTGCAGAGCTTCATTTGACACCAAATGTTACTGCCGGCCTAAAGCGATATCGTTTGCTGTCTGACCTCGATTCGTCTACTCTTAGCAGCATAGATTCTGTATCACTTGACGAGCTTGATTATGTTGAGCTGGCTTAAAACGATTAGGAAGGTGTTTATATATGTCTAAGGGTACGCTTGGTAGTTTTAATGGAACTACAACAGCGAATGCAAACATGGTCGATGTATTCAGAAAAAACGAAATTGAATTACATCAGAATAGTGTTTTAGCATTCGCTGAACGAATGATTATTAAGAAAATTGGCATTCAATGCGATCCAGGCACAGAGGTATCTATCAATGGATGTGATATCCCGATTGTGTCTGGTGTTTTTGAATTAGGGTATGGGCAAATTGACATTACAAGTCTTGTTTTCAAACAGGCTGTAGCTGTCAACATCTATTACATGTATTAACAAACAGGAGGTTGCTATGAGTGATATTCCTTTTTGGAGTGGAGGTTCTGGCGGCGGAACAGGCGGAGTTTCTAACTACGACAAGCTTTCCAACAAGCCGGTAACAAACATCAGCGGCTCTGGTATTGTTATTTCAAGCTTATCTACTGGCGTTTACAATATCGACGGAACATGGAAGATTACCCCAGATGATGATGAGCGCGAGACATTAAAAGATGATCTTTTCTATGTTAAAAATGACGGAGATAATGTCAAACTCACATGGATCAGCGCCGGACTGATTAAGACATACGGCGTTCCATCTGACGGTGGTAAGGATGATATTGTTGAAGACAGTGTTGCCACATCTTCTGCGGTCATTGCAGATATGATTGGCAGTTTTTAATTTGTGCAGAAAGAGTAGCGCTATCTTTTTGTAAATATTCTGTAAGCTAAATAACAAGAAAGGAGAACAAGATAATGGCTCATTTTGTGTATACGGGCTTGAAAGCAAATTTGCCAGAAGTCCGTGAAAATGCGTTTTATCTTTGTACGGACACAAGAGAGATTTACTTTGGTGCAGATCTCTTTACCGAGGCAGTTCGTACATACACTGGTGAAAAACCGGCAACTCCTGCCACTGGCGTTCTGTATGTTAATACGGACACCAAGGTTGGTGAGATTTGGACTGGTAGTGCATGGGTACAGTTATTCGGTGGATCGTCAACAGACGATATTGTGTTCACAGAAGATCTGGTGTTTACATATCAGTTTGGTAAGTATACACCGGTCGGAGGCAAGGTCACAGTTCCAGCAAAAGATAAGACTTTGACAGAGCTTTTGAATGACGCTTTCGCAGAAGATCAAAACCCGACTGTAACTCAGCCGAGTGTTACATTAACTGCGGCTAAGATCAAGGCATATGAAGTTGGTACAAAGGTATCTCCAGATTACTCTGCTGTGCTAAATGCTGGTTCTTATGAATTCGGGCCGGCAACTGGCATCGTTGCTTCCGCATGGAAAGTGACAAATACAGATGGCGGTGAGAAAACAACTGCAAGTGGAACATTCGATGAGATTACCGTTGGCGATGACACAGCATATTCCATCACTGCCGAGGCGACTTATGCAGACGGTGCTATGCCGAAGACTGCATTGGAAAAGGCTTATGCTGCTGGGCAGATCAAGGCAGGTAAGAAGACGGCTACGAAGAGCAAGATTTCTGGCTATCGTAACAGTTTCTACGGTTCTTTGACTGCCAAAGATGGTGTGGTAAACTCTGCGCTTGTCCGCGCTTTGTCCGGAAAGAGTAATAAGGCACTTGCTGCTGGAAACAGTTTTACCATCTCTATTCCCGTTGGAGCTATCCGTGTCGTGTTTGCATATCCCGCTTCGCTGCGTGATGTCAACTCTGTTCAGGACGTCAACGGAATGAACGCAGAGGTTAAAACTGCGTTTACACAGTCCGTTGTTTCTGTTGAGGGTGCTAACGGATATGACGGTATTGATTATAAGGTGTATGTGATGGATATGGCTAATGCCAACGACACCGCAAACACTTATAAGGTCACAATTTGAGGAAGGAGTGAATTGTAATGGCTGATTTTGGTAAGCTAAATTTCGCGGTTGCATTCGTTCCTCAGACTGCTTTCCCTTTGGACGGACGTACATATTTTGAAAGCCTTGAAACGGCGCAGGCCGCTGCTGCAACTGCTGTTCCTGTCGGCAGCTCTGATGGTGTATATCATTATGGTATGCAACTATTTGTCGTTGAGAACGGTGTGTCTGCTGGATATCGTATCCAACCGGATAAGACTCTTACGAAAGTCGATGGTATTTCTGCCGAGGATCTTGTCGGAGAGTTTTAACCTATTTGCTTGATTTGGCGAGGGCAATAGCCCTCGCTTAATCTATATTTATCACTATTTTATAAGCCGTATCAACGGCAAGAAAGGATGAAGAAACTATGGCAAATCTAATTTATAAGGGCTTGAAAGCTAACTTGCCTGCGGAGCGTAATGCAAACAGCTTCTATCTCTGCACGGATACCCGTGAGCTGTTCTTCGGCGCAAATCTTTACACTGAGGCTGTGCGCTTCTACGATGGTACTAAGCCTACCGCTCCTGCCCAGGGTGTGTTGTACATTGACACTGTTTCTGGCGCTGGTGATGTGTGGAATGGTACTACATGGAAGTCTGTTTTCACCGCTATTGTAACAAAGACCGTTGCTACAACTATCGGTGCTTCTGCAAGTGACAGCGAAGTGCCTACTGCAAAGGCAGTCAAGGATTATGTTGCTGGTATTACTGGTAGCGAACTTGGTGAGCTGGCGCACAAGGACAATGTGTCTGAGAACGAGCTTGAAGAGACTCTAAAGAACAAGATCAACGGTAAGGTTGATTCTGTTGGTGCTGGCGACAACAGTGTTGACGTCGGCGGTACTGCCACTAAGCCTACTGTTAAGGTGAAGCTTTCTCCCGCTGCTGGCAATGCTTTGGAGCTTGACGAGACCGAAGGTCAAGAAGGTCTGAAGGTCATTATCCCAAATGCAGACACCTATACTGTCGTTAAGGATGAGTCTGCTGCTGAAGGTTTTGCTGCAACTTACCATCTGACTAAGAATGGTGCAAATGTCGGCGCTGCAATCAATATTCCTAAGGATATGGTTGTTCAGAGCGGTACTGTTGTCACCAATCCGGAAGGTCAGGCTAATGGTACTTATCTGAAGCTGGTGCTTGCCAATGCTGAGAACAGCGAGATCTACATCCCTGTTGATTCTCTGATTGAGTATGTCACCTCTGGTTCTGCAGCTGGCGATATGGTCGTTATCGACATTGATGAGACCACTCATAAGGTAACTGCTACTATCACTGATGGTACTATTACCAAGGCTAAGCTGACTGCTGAGCTGCAGACCGAGATCAATAAGATTCACACTCATGCCAATAAGGACGAGCTGGATAAGATTGAGACCGGCGATAAGGAGAAGTGGGATACCGCTGCTGGTAAGGCGCATGAACACGCTAATAAGGCAGAGCTTGATAAGATCGCAGTTGGCGACAAGGCAAAGTGGGATGCCGCAGAGCAGAACGCAAAGGACTATGCGGATGAACTGAACACCGCTATGGACGGTCGTATGACTGCTGCTGATGGTAAGCTTACTACTTTGCAGGGCGACGAGAAGACCGAGGGTTCTGTTAAGAAGGCTCTTGCTGATGCTAAGGGCTATGCAGACGGCTTGAACAGCGACATGGATACCCGTGTCAAGGCTGTTGAGGAAGCTGTCACTGTCGGTACTTTTTAATCGAGGATTTTTCATTCGTTTTAATCAATGATATATCCGAAAACGGCGGACGGGCAAAAGCCCGTCCGCTTTCTTTATCAATTTAAGGAGGTGTGCAAGTGGGATACAATTTTCGGGTTTTTGAAACTGTAAAAAGCAAGGCTGAAAACACTGCCTTGATTCCGATTACACCTGGACGGTATCTGATCTGCACTGATACTTCCGATGTCTACTATGACACCAAAGACAATGTTCGTAAGCATCTTACAGACATTATTGATTTGGAGACAGACGCGGAAAGAACAGCAATTCTTGCTCCATTGGACAAATTTTACTTTGTAAAAGATACGGCTCACTTCTGGCGCTATTTGAATGATGCGTGGGTTGACCTCACATCTGGAAGCGGCGCAAGCGACGCTGTTTATGCAACTCTGGCCGCAGATGGATGGGTAAACGGCAAACAGAGTATTTCGATCAATGGATTAGGTGCAAATCAGAATGGAATTATCAGCATTACACAAGACATTTCAGCACAAGCGATGGAGGCAGTAAAGAATGGAGAGCTTTATGTCTGCGCTCAGGCCGATGGAACTATCACAATCGCTGCGGATGGCACTGTACCCACCTGCGATATTCCAACCGTCATTATTTTGCTGAGTTAAGAAAGGCGGTGTTGACGGATGAGCGAAACAACTAACTACGGGCTTTATTTGGAAGATGATGCGTCTGCTAAGTTCCAAACATGGAGACAGAAAATGAATGGTTCTGGACAATCCAACATGGTGAAAATTGACACCGCTCTTGGCGAGAAAGCAGACAAAAGCACTTCAGCTACGGCAACATTGCTGGCTTCCGCATGGGTAGGCGTAGATGCTCCTTTCACACAAGAACTCTCTATTGAGGGGCTTGGTGCTGCGCAAAACGGAACTATTTCGGTGGCGCATAGTGCGACTGCCGAGCAACGGGAAATTGCGCGAGAAGCGTTGCTCTCCATCACTGGTCAGGAAAACGGAAAGCTACAAATCGTAGCTGATGGCGAACTGCCAGAACAAGACATTCCCGTTGTAATTATTCTCTTAGGTTAATGGAGGAATCAATATGCCTATTATTTCTAATTTCCCAACTGGCGGCGGATCTGGCGGCGGACTTGCCCTTGCTGCTGTTACGGGAATTACAACGCTCGCGGCGGCTGGAAAGGTCTATGTAAAATGGACTGATCCTGATGATATGGTCGTTGCCGGCTCTACTCTTGCTGCATGGGGAGGAACACTCCTTGTTCGTAAGGCTGGTTCTGCTCCGACAAGTCGTAGAGATGGCACAATCGTTCTCGATAGCAAGACGCGAGATCAATATAAATCTGCTTATTTCTGTGATAGTGGATTGACTAACGGCGTGAAGTATTACTACAAGCTGTTCCCATACACTACCACTGGTACATATACGGACAGCACGGATGATGAATTCAATGTTACCCCTGCTGCCGTAAAGGTCGGTGATATTTCTGGCGCGAGTGCCGTTGCTGCTGGCAATGGAAAGCTTGCAATCAAGTGGACTGATCCATCCGCAACCGTGGTTTCGGATGGTGTGACGCTTGCAACATGGGCGAGTACAAAGATCGTTGTTAAAGCTGGAAGTTATGCAACTTCTCCAGATGATAGCGATGCAGCTTACAGCCTAAATGTAACCACTCGCAATCAGTATGCGAATTCTGCGCTTACTGTTACTGGCCTAACTAACGGAACAACCTATTACATTTCATTCTTCCCCATCTCTACGGATGGCGCAGTTAATGTAAACACAAGTAATAGAATAACCGGAACTCCAAATCGTTTGACGATTTCGACTGTTCCGAGCCAGAGTGGGACGCTGACATATAATAAGAATTCACAGTCTCCTTCTTGGAGAAACTATGATACATCCAAGATGACGATTGGTGGAACGACATCAGGAACAAATGCTGGCACATACAATGCGACATTTACGCCGAAGGATGACTATTGCTGGTCTGACGGTACGATTACGGCAAAGACCGTTTCTTGGAAGATCGGCAAGGCAACTGGCACTCTGACTGTAAGCAAGACAAGTATCACGCTGAATTTAAGTAAACTGACTGATACATTCACCATCGGCGGAAATTATGATGGTACTTTGAGTGTTGTATCTAATAAAACAAGCGTGGCGACAGCTTCTCGCAGTGGGACTACGGTTACTGTTTCTCATGTGAATCAGACAAACGGTGAAGCCACTATTACAGTAAGCTGTACTGCCGGCACGAATTATACCGCGCCCACAAGCAAAACTGTTACGGTCAAAGCTGAGTTTATTCTTGCTACGCTGAATGACAACTCTTGGGCTGCTATTCATAGCGTCTCTGGAACAGGTGCGAGCTATTGGGCAGTTGGTGATCGTAAGGCCGTTTCTGTGAGCGGAACAGTTGGTACTAAGTCAGTTAGTGGAACTTATTATGTTTATATCCTCGGATTTAATCATAATGGAGCAACCGGAATTGATTTTGGTACATTCAAGACCGCTTTGACTAATGGTGTTGATATTTGCTTGACCGATAGTAAGTACAACAGCTATTCCACAGACGGAACGAAATATTTCAACATGAACCATAGTTCAAATACGAACTCTGGTGGTTGGAAAGGCTGCGATCTTCGTTACGATGTACTTGGTTCAACAAATACGAATGATGGCGATGCTACATCTACGACGGCAACGAGTCCTGTTGCGAACACACTGATGGCGGCTCTTCCGTCAGATCTTCGTGCTGTGATGCAACCAATGACAATCTATACGGATAATGTTGGTGGCGGCTCAAATACGGCATCGAATGTTACCACATCTGTTGACTACTTGCCGCTATTGGCTGAGTATGAGATTTTTGGTAGTAGATCCTACGCGAATTCTTCCGAACAGACTTATCAGGCACAGTATCAATACTTCAAGAATGGTAACTCTAAGGTGAAGTATCGTGATAGCTCCACTTCTACCACTGCGCGTTGGTGGGAGCGTTCTCCGTTCTACTACTACAGCGGCGCCTTCTGCTATGTCAACACAGACGGCACAGCGAACGCCGGCAACGCCAGGTTTTCCTTTGGCCTCGCCCCCGCTTTCCGCGTCTAATCCAGTATCAAGAGAATCCTGCCCTCGAAAGAGGGCGGGTTTCTTTTTGTTTTTCAAAATATAAAAGGAGTTCTATTTATGTCGGTATTAAAAGCACATAGATCTGAAAGCAAGGCTGAGTTTGTGAATACTGCAAATAAGATTTATGTGGAAACGATCAACTTCTTATCACGACTTTCTGCAAGATTTTCAAGACTGATGGCAAACGATGTATCACATCTCGCGTCAGAAGTTCTCGTGAATGCAGAAAAGGCAAACAGTATCTTCCCATCGGATCATACCAGAAAGGAATTGCGCAAGCAGCACCTTTTAGAGTCAAGAGCTGCATTGATGGCTTTGGATGTTGAGCTGTCTCATTGCTATGACATTATGATGCTGAATCCGGAGGGATGTTTCACAACATCAAATGGGAATCCAGTTAAACCAGCGAGAGCAAAAGAAATTCTTGAAAATATGGCGCAATCGCTTGGTGTATTGATTGATTCCGAAAACGGTCTTTTAACGAATACATTAAAGAGCGATAAAGACCGCTGATATAACTACCCACGATAGTTGGGCTTTGCTTACCAGATCATAAAATTGGGTGCATTTCTGTAAAACCTGTCGGCTTTGGGGATTCCCGCTGTCCACTGCGAATTGGTGGGAGCGTTCTCCGTACTACAACAACAGCAACAACTTCTGCAATGTCAACACAGACGGCACAGCGAACAACAACAACGCCAGGAATTCCAATGGCCTCGCCCCCGATTTCGCAACCCTTTTAGGTTATGGTCAAATACTGTAGTCCTTTTGAGGATGAAGGAGATCTTTGCGAAAGGAGAAATGTTTCCCGTGGATAAAACCCAGAACTGTTCTTTTGATGCTTTTGCACGGACGCTTCTTGCATGGTGGGAGGATATTGTGCTTAATCCCATTTCATGTGTCAAAGCAAAGCAGTTTAGGCGCACTCTATATTACAACTGTACGAAAGGCGAATAACTATTTATGACAAGCAAAGAGCGTCATGAGGCAAGATTCCAACGACGGAAAGCCGAGAGATGGCGCAAGAAACAAGAACGAAGCCTTGCTGTAGGAACAATGGCAGATGTATTTTCCTACAGCGACTTATACAAAGCAGGAAAGCAATGCTGCAATGGTGTGCGTTGGAAGAATAGCACACAAAGATTTGAAATGCACTTGTTTTCCGGTACAGCACGACGGAGAAAATTACTTCTGGATAAAATGTGGAATCCATGTCCATATGTCCATTTTGTTATCTCTGAGCGTGGTAAAACAAGACCAATTGACGCACCTCGTATTCAAGACAGACAGATACATAAGGTTTATACAAAGAAAGTTCTTTTGCCTTTGTATTTGCCAGATATGATTTGGAATAACGGAGCAAGTCTTCCAGGCAAAGGCTTTCATTTCTCTAAGAGGCTTTTGCGTGAGGATTTGCATTATCATTTTAAGCGCTATGGTAGAGATGGAAGCATAATCCTTTTAGATTGCAAACAATTCTTTCCGAGTGCATCGCACCGTGTTATTTATGCTCGTCACGACAGGCTGATTCATGATTACGACTTGCGAAAGCTTGGCGATGATATCGTTGCATCAAGCACAGGTGATAAAGGTATGCCGCTTGGAGTTGAGCCAAGTCAGGCTGAAATGATTGCTTTCCCATCTCCGCTTGATAACTACATTAAATGCCAGCTCTCTATTAAATGCGCTGGTCATTATATGGATGACTACTATATCATAGTCCCTCCGAATCAAGATCCAAAGGAGATCATGCGTCTTATTGTTCAAAAAGCGTCGGAACTGGATTTGACGATTAGTAAAGAAAAATCCAGAATTGTCCCGCTCTCCAAACCGTTTCGTTATTGTAAGGCGAAATATACCCTAACGGAAAGCGGTCGTGTTATTGTGACCGGTAATCGTGGAAGTTTCAAACGAACCAGACACAAAATCAAAGCATTCTATGAGAAAGTACAAGACGGAGAAATGTCCTATGAGGATTTGTGGACTTCTGTAAATGGAATGCTTGCGTATTTAGAGGGCTATCAAAATCATCAACGAGTGTTGAGATTGCGGCGGCTCTTTTATGCTATCTATGGCTTTTCAGCAGAAAACATAGAAAATTTCAGAGCAATGGAGAGATTAAAAGATGCAATACATTGTACATAGAAGATTGAAAGATACTGCTATTTGCGGCGGTGTGAATATTCCCGCAACAACTATTTGTGAAGAAATCTGCGGTGTTATTTATTACAACGGTCTTCCTGTTTGTTATACGACAAGTGAAAATGCTCACCAGTTTTTTGCAAGAAATGATGATGGGTGTGGCTTGCGTCGTGGCAAATTAACTCAGGCCATTCAAAAAACACTTTCTAAGCGCGATGGTAATTATCAGAGCCGGTGGGATAAGGTTTGGGCAGATCCCAAATGCCGTCAATACAAAAGAACAGAGTACGAAGATTATTGGCTTTGGAATCATGAGTTTTTCAATGCCGATATTGATGTTTTACTTTATATTGCAAATTTAGTCGGAGCAAAGGAGGACAAGTAAATGTATCGAATTATTAAGGTAGCCGATGGAGCGGAGGTTGGAATTACTGAGGCTGTCAATTATATCAAGATTGGCAGTAGCGGCAGTCTTACCACCGCAACAAAGAATGATGCCGTTGGTATCGCATTTGACAGCATTCCATATAACCTCGTTGGGCATGATGAAATTGAAGGTGCAGAAACCGTTGTTGTATCAGAAATTGATGGCGGGACTGCTGTATCCCATCAACAGTCTGCAATCAATGAAATGATTCAAACGATTTTGGAGGGATAACAATGAAAGAGAAGCTTAGAGAACTATACCAAAATGGGCAGGCTGGCATTACGCCGTGTATTAGTGCAAATGGCTTGCTTAAAGCAGTTGCAAATGGTTGGATCACGCTTGATGATGCTGTTGAGATTATTGGCAGTGAAGATACCTTACCAATTGTCCGTGCAGCAAAGTTGAAAGAGATTTCAATTGCTTGCAATGAAACGATTGTAAACGGTGTCGATCTTACTCTCGATGGCGAAACAGTACATTTTAATTTAAGCACGGAAGATCAAGCAAATATCGCTAACTTGTTCCGTGTCGTTGAGCTTGGCGGAACTGAGTTCCCATATCAGGCTGATGGTGGAGTTTGCCGTATTTATACAGCGTCGGAAATCGCAACGATTTACATTGCTGCGCAAACACTTATTACGACACAGACAACATATCACAATGAATTGAAAGCTTATGTGCAATCTTTGGATAGTGTTGAAGCTATTACATCAATTGCATATGGTATGACTTTGCCAGATCCGTATAATACCGAAATGAATGAGAAGCTTGCCGTTGCAAATGAACAAATGCAAGCAATTATCGCTCGTCTGAGCAGCGCGGCAAATGCGTAATCTGAAGATATTTTTCAAACTGGCAGCACTGTTTGTTATTGGCGGTGCTGCCTATGTTTTGATTGAACTGCTCTGGCGTGGTCATAGCCATATTTCCATGTTTATTCTTGGTGGTATGTGTTTTGTTTCTATCGGTTTAATCAATGAGTTGTTCCCGTTGGAGCTTGGTATTGCATGGCAGGCTTTAATCGGTGGCGTACTTGTAACTGTTCTTGAATTTATTACAGGCTTAATTGTGAATATTTGGCTTGGATTAAACGTCTGGGACTATTCAAAGTTACCGCTTAATTTGATGGGGCAAATCTGCTTGCCGTTTTTCTTTGCGTGGGTTGGATTGTCTGTCGTAGCTATTGTACTTGATGATTATTTTCGATATTGGTTTTTCGGAGAAGAGAAGCCACATTATACACTGGTTTAAGGGTGGCGATATAAATGAATGAAGAAAAAATCTGGAAATTCTTAAAGTCAAAAGGTTTTACTGATTTTGGCGTGGCCGGTCTTATGGGTAATCTATATGCCGAGTCTGGATTAAGCCCTATCAATCTTCAAAACTCATACGAGAAAAAGCTTAATTTTACAGATCAGAGCTATACACAAGCCGTTGACAATGGTAGCTATACAAACTTTGTTAAGGACGCTGCTGGTTATGGACTTGCCCAATGGACATATTGGAGTCGTAAGCAAAACCTGTTGAACTATGCACGAAGCATTGGAAAATCAATCGGTGATTTGGACATGCAGCTTGAATTTCTCTGTAAGGAGCTTTCCGGATATTTTGCTGTGTGGAAAACGCTGCAGTCTGCAACATCCGTTTTTGAAGCATCTAACGCTGTGCTATTACAGTATGAACGACCTGCTAACCAAAGCGAAGCCGTTCAAAACAAACGTGCAAGCTATGGACAAGCTTATTATGACGGGTTTGCACAGAGTACGACAAAGGAAGGAGTTGGTAGTTTGACTGCGATTGAAAGACTTATTGCGACAGCAAAGGCAGAAGAAGGCTATTTGGAAAAGGCAACGAATGCCCAGCTTGATAGCAAAACTGCAAATGCTGGTAGCAACAACTGGACAAAGTACGCCCGTGATTTGGATAACATCGGAAACATTTACAATGGCAAAAAGAATGGTTATGCTTGGTGCGATGTTTTTGTTGACTGGTGCTTTATCAAGACATTTGGTGTAGATCTTGCTATGAGGCTGTTGTGTCAGCCATATGGCGGTGCTGGAGCTGGATGTACCTATTCTGTTCAGTATTATAAGCAGAAAGACCAGTTCCATAAAAGCAATCCTCAGGCCGGCGATCAGATTTTCTTTACCAACGATGGCGGAAAAACATCTTATCACACCGGACTTGTTATTGCTGTTGGAAATGGTAAAGTCTATACGATTGAGGGAAATACATCGAGCGCTCCTGGCGTTGTTCCTAACGGTGGGTGTGTAAGAACAAAATCCTATAATCTTACCGCTACATATATTTGCGGGTACGGTAGACCAGATTGGTCGCTTGTTGGTGATAGTGTAGAACAGGAGGACGAAGATATGACCTTGGATAGATTCAAAGAGTTGATGAAAGAGTATCGTGCAGAGCTTCAGGACAACGATTGTGGTACTTGGAGCAAGGATGCTCGTGAGTGGGCAATCGCAAATGGTATCATTAGTGGTACTGGAAACAATGCAAATGGAGAGCCGAATTATGCTTGGGCGGATCAGCTTACGAGAGAGCAGGCCGCAGCGCTATTCTATCGTTTTGCAAAATTGATGGGTAAAGCGTAATGGCTGTTAAGCGTAAAGTGAAGCGTCGCAAGAAAAAGAGAGGTCTTATCCATCATCTTGTTTCGCTTGGCTTTAGCAATCGGCTTGCAATTTACATACTTTTGTTTTTGGCTGCTGGCTTGGCTGGCGGCTTTTATCTTGCCAACGAAAGCATTAGAACCGGATATACTGGCGCTTTGATGTGCTGGACGGTGGTGTTTACGCCGATTGGTACAGCTTGTAGCATTGTGCTAAGTAAAATCGTTCATAAAAGCGAAGCTGAAAATGTTGGTGGAAATGGAGACGGCATCAAATTTGCAATGGCAATGTCTGACGCAGTAAATGATGACGGATCGAGCTGGGAAAGTCCAGCTATTTAATTTGAGAAGATAACAGTAGTCTGCCGGCTACTGTTATTTTTTTTATTCGTTAGGAGGATACGCAATATGGAATGGGTAAAGATTCTTGTTTCTGCTCTGGCCGGTTTAGCTGCCGCAATTCCTCTTGTAGTTGAGTTGGTAAAGTATGTTCAGAAAGCAATCAGAGAAAAGAACTGGTCTAAGGTGCTGGATATGGTAATGAACCTTATGCAGACCGCAGAGACTAAGTTTGAGACTGGCGCTGAGCGTAAGGAGTGGGTGCTTGCAATGGTAAAAGCATCTGCTGATACCATCGACTACGATATTGACATGGATGCAATTAGCGATCTGATTGATAGTCTGTGCAATATGAGCAAGGTCGTAAATGCCCCAAAAGCTTAATTAGGTTTGAGCAGATTGGAGGTACTTTATGACTGGACTCGAAGAGTTTCTAAAGACTTTCGGGAACATTACGGTTTCCAATGTGATTACCGTTGCTCTTGCAGCCGTTTTCCTTGGCATGACTTATAAGAAAATCAGAGATTATCTTATTAAGAAATATGAAGCCGAGAAAGAAAAGGACAAAGAGCTGAAAGAGGCGCTTGAAGCTGTGCGTAAGTACCCCGAATATCGTCAACAAAGCATTAGGATTCAAGAAAAGCTGGAAAACGAAATCCAAGAGCTGCGTAAGGCGCAGGATGAACACACCTGCCGTTTATTGCAGATGGAGGAAAATTCCCAGCGTAGAGAGCGTAATAAACTACGCGACAGACTGCTCCAGAACTATCGTTATTACACGAGTAAGGAGCATAACCCGCGCCAAGAGTGGACTCGTATGGAGTCAGAAACATTCTGGGAATGTTTCGCAGATTATGAGAATATGAATGGCAACGGTTATATGCACAGTGTTGTGCAGCCAGAAATGAATTTGCTTGGTATTATCGAAATGGATGATGCAAGCGGAATTGCTGAGCTGATGCACAGCAGAAAGTGATTTTAGATCGGCAAGATCGCCCAGATTTGTTCTGGTGAAGTTTCTTCAAACGAGGAAACAAAAATTAAGGGTACAGATTTATTTCTGTACCCTATTTTTTACGCATTTGTTATTGTACTCAGGTTATGACACCATTTCGCGCTGGTATAATAAGCTCAATATAATAATTTGTAAGCTAAAGTGCGAGTTGTTTCAAATGGTATCTTTAACTAAGTGAATCCCCCCATTCACATACTTAAAGATATTGGTCTCTTAGTCGATCTTTCCTACAAACTTATAGAAAATCTCGACCTCTTGCTCTCGACTTCCATCTTCGTGTTTGATTGCTTCGTGGACTGTAATTTTTTCCACAAGAGCATTGAGTAAAATTGAATCTAATTCCGTTGGAGATGCGTACTGCTTAATCAGTTTCACCCAAGTTTCAATATTGCTATATCGCTCAGAATTTTCACTGATTTGCCCATTAAGTAGGTCTATCTTGCCATCCAAAGCGTTTTGCTCTTCCTGATATTTTGCAGACAGCATAATGAAGTTTCGCTCTGTAATTCTTTCAGCAATTCGATCTTCATATAGCTTGGCGAAAAGGTTATCCAATTCCTTTTGCCGTTTTTCAGCCCTCTTCAAATCGTCAGCGATCTTTTTTCGCTCGGCATTCTGTTTTGCATTGCCTGTTTGAAGAAGCCTTTCTAAAAGAGCGTCTTCGTCTTGTACGGCTTGCGCCGCCCAATACTGAATTCTTGATAGCACATAGGCATACAGCACATCGTATCGGATGTAGTGTGCAGAACAATGGATTCCTACTTGCCCATACTTGCTACATGTATAGTGACTGTATGGGTTTTTGTTTTGCCTATTCGTACCGAAACGCATTGACCATCCGCAATCAGCACATTTGACAAGCCCAGAGAAAATCTGTGTTGTATGATCTTTCTGCATCCGACGTCTGGTAGCAATCTGCTCTTGGACAGAAGCAAACATTTCCTTTGGGATCAATCCCTCGTGAGTGTTTTCAATTCTCCACCATTCATCTTCTGGATTGCGAATGCGTTTCTTGTTCTTGAAAGATATGTTCGTCTGTTTATAGTGAACTGTATTCCCAATATAGGTTTCATCTTTCAAAATGTACTTAACTTGTGCAACCGTCCATGCGTACCGTTTTTCTTCTGAGGCATTTTGATATACATGAGCGAATGTCCCGAATCTCTGGTAGTTGATCCAAGACGGCGTAGGAACTTTTTCTGCAATTAGAGTCCTTGTAATTTTAGCAGCTCCAGCACCGTGATAAGCCAAATCGAAGATTTTCTCAGGTATCCACCTTGTTTCTTCATCTGGCACAATGCGGTTTTTGATTTCTGGATGCCGCTTATATCCGATTTTAACATATGCGCAAATACGATCCCCAGCAGCAAACTTTGCTTTGAAAGCAGCTTTGACTTTACGGCTCGTATCTTTTGCGAACCATTCATTGAACAGGTTCTTGAACGGAACGAAGTCTGACAAACCCTTTTCCGTATCTTCATTTTCTGTGACGGCAATATAGCGGATTCGCTTTTCTGGAAAGTAAAATTCCAGATAGTAGTCCATCATGATATGCTCACGACCAAGGCGGGAGAGATCCTTGGTAATAATGCAATTCACCTTTCCGGACTCGACATCTTCCATCATGCGTTGGAATGCTGGACGATCAAAGTTCGTGCCAGTCCAACCGTCATCAATGTATTCGTCAACTATAATGAAGTGCTGCTCATTAGCAAATTGTGTGATGATTTTGCGCTGGGTTTCAATACTAACGCTTTCTCCGTAATCCTCATCGTCTCGGCTCAATCGCATATAGAGCGCGACGCGATAAATCAGTTGTTTCACCGTTGTTTAGCAACCTCCTTTAGTAGTGAAACAACTCGCACTTATGATAAGCTTACCGCGTAATTATATCACAAGTACGAGCTGTTGTCACCGGTATTAAGCCGCATTTGCGGCGTATTGTACGGCATTTTCTACGAGATCTTTGATATGTTTACCCTTGCTATTAAAATGCTCTGTTACACGGATTTTCGTATTGCCAACTACGAAAAACTGCGTACCGCTTTCATCCGTAATATACTTAGGCTTTTCTTCTTTAGGCTGCTTGTTCATCTGGGTAATCTCCATCAAAGATTTGAATATCAATCGGTGTTTGAAGCATGGGGTAAACGATGTAGTCTCGAACCTCGTTCCAATCTTCAGCCCATGTGAGTTCTTCTTGCACAGCGATAATATGCGCCCGATGTCCACGTTGCTGATCTGAGATTTTGGCACATCGGATACCTTTCACGCATATTTTTTCACCACTGAATGTGAAGCCGTTGCGAGTTTCTTCAAAAATCATCAATGGCATATTCCTAAACATTTCGAGGTAGTTTTTGACCGCAGAAATGCTCTTATAGAAAATAAGAATTTTGAACATCAATTCACGCTCCAAATGCTGTTTAACTAATTCCTTGCAAGTTTTCATCGTCCTCTTCGGACTTGTCTGCATAGAATAGTTTGCTGTTCCCATCTTCGTTGATTGCTAAGGCGCATAGTTTTCCGCCATAAACACATGCTGAGTCGATGCAAATATCGCCAGTTGCTACGGTGTAGGCAGCACCAGTTCTACTTGGTGTATGCCCGAAAATTACTTGCTTTTCCCGTGGCCTGTGGTCGTTATGTCGAATCCAGTCGCGTCCCCAAATCAAATCATGTGCTGTATTATCTTTGAGTAATGGTTTTGACAAACCGGCATGACAGAATATAATTTCTGGTGTGTCATACACAAGTGGAAGAGTCTTAAACCAACCAATATCCGATTCGATATCTACGCCATTTCTGTCGTAGCTACACACGGTCGAGTATCCGCCGTTGTAAAACCAAAGCGAATTATCTCCGCTTGTAAATGCGTCAATTGCCATTTGTTCATGATTGCCGCGAAGACAAATACAATTATCTTTTCCTACCTGTTGCTGAAGCTTGCGAAGAAACGCCACCGTCTCACAGCTATTTGCTCCGCGATCTATGTAGTCACCGACAAACACTAATGTATCTGTCTGACTGCTATAATCCACACTTTTCAGAAGCTTTTTTAGTGTGTTGAGACATCCGTGAATGTCTCCGATGGCAATTAGCCTATCCATTTCGGATTCCTTTCAGCAATACGGACGGCTTTGTGTTAAAAATCTCTTTTGTGACGATATGGTGTTCATTTAGCAATTTGCAATACAGGCTTGCTGCGCCGCTACCAGATATGATAGTAAGCTCATTTACAAGCGGAGTGATCAGCCCGATCCCATTACTAATAGGGATTTCGGATACAAACACCTTATCTACAATGTCATTTGGCAAGCCCTGGATCGTACAGTACCCATTGTCCGTAATGATCGTACATCCTTGCCAGTCTGGAATAAGCAATACTTTCATTTATTTGTCTCCTTGAAATGCTGCGAACGGAAGAGCTTTTTCAAAATAGAAAAATTCCGTGTGGCTTCCTACATCAAATTTTGTCATTTGCTTTCCTTTGCATTCCTCGTGCCATATCCTCGTGTAATAAATTTTGAAATTTCGTTCGCTACAAAATTCATTGATTTTTGCAACTATCTGTTTGGCAATCTCTTTGTCTGGCTTTCTGCCGTCAATATTGGCGATAGGACGGAACTTAGCTCTGCTATTGCGAAAGTATAGTTTCATACCTCATCGCTCCTTGCTGAAAGCCTGTAAATAGTAACGTTCATATCACCAAAGTATGTGTTGAGCATATTTTCAACAATATTCCAGTCACCATTTGCTAATCCGCAGCCAAACCCATATGGGAATGCGAGTGATTTGTTGTGATACTTATTGCGGATCTCATCAAATGCTTTTGTGAGAGCAACATAGTCTGTGTACTTGCGGTATTTGTCTCTACCATAATCGAGTTGCCCAAAGATATTCAGAACAGTCTTATTTGGCTCAACCTCTACGAAAAGAACATGACCAAGAAGCTCATTTTGATTTTCAAATCTTCTGCAATATCGGATGTATGTCTTCTTGATGATAGGCCAACGAGTACAAAGTGTTTTAGCTACACCAGCTCCCATTACGCCTCGACAATTCACCTGATGACAAATGATTTCTTCCGTTGCGTCAAGAATATCTCCAACTACCGTTTTAATCATTGACACGCTCCTTTTGGTGTTCTGGAGGAAGCATAACAACTACCTTGTCGTTCCACGAGTAATAGCTTTTAGCGTACTTTGCGTTCCACTGTTTAACAAACTCTCTTAGTTCTTTAGCGCCAGCATCATCAAAATAAAAATCATCGACATCTGAATCCTCTTCTGCCTGCTGTAGCATTTGATTTGCGTCGATCTCCATGCTTTCCATTGTTGTACCGTATACATATTTCGGAATATCCTCATAGTCACAATCAATGCTGTCTAATAGAGATTCAATATCGTCATAGAATTCTTCTCCGTAATAGAGCATGTTGCCTGGGAATTCTTCATAATACTCTGCGAGAGTCATTTTTCTTGCTTTTTCAAAGCGTTCACGCTCTGCGCAAGAATCGCAAATCAACATATACTGAGGTGTTTCTTTTCCACACACTCTACAATGATATTGCTTACAACAGATATTCGCAGCATACTCAGATGTATAAAGCTTTTTGCATTTTTCGCATCTGTATAAGTCCATATTTTCTTTGATAGCCATTATGTTCCATCCTTTTTAGATTTGAATATAACCACCATGCTTGGGAATGGGGCGGAGTTCTTTCCGTCTCCGAATTTCAATCGTCCGCGAATAAACCGGATTTCGACATTTGGTTTTTGATAAATATAATCGTGGAAATAACTCGTATCGGTTCGCGCTGGAATCAGCATTACAACCGTTGTATTGGGTTTTAACGATTCTTCCGAGCATTTCTTTACCCAATCCTTAATCGCTCTTCCGTATGGTGGGTTACAGAAGACCGTTTGCCCCCCCCCAGCACTGTGCAAGACCATTTTCGCGCTCTGTGTAATATGTAGCGCATTTATGGTTTTCACTGTCTGCGCACGGATCAAGGGTAAAGTGAAACTCGGAGTTGAGTTTATCAAAGAAATCTTGTGGCGTTGCCCAATTCATAGACTTCGATGAGAACATTACTCCTGTGTTCATATTTCACCTCATCACTTCTTTTTGTTATGTTCAAGTTCTTCTAATACTTTGTAAAACTCGCTGCCGAGAATAGGCTCGCAATCCTGCGGATCTTCAAAATCTTGATTATAGTTTAAGGACATGTATAGCTTTCCATCGTGTTCAAATAAACGAGAACTCCCTTTGCCCCAAATTCCAAAATAGAATCCTGGCTGCGGACGAGACTTTACTTTCAGGTTATTCTTTTTCAATAAAGCGATCCATTCCTTATAAACCCTACTGTTCTGTTTGAAGAACATCAGACCTGTCGCGCCATCAGCATATTTTTTGAACTGATTTGCAAATTTCTCTTTGTCCTTTGCTGTCGGTACGATTGACACTGTATCGTTGCTGGCATAATAGAGATTGGATTCGATCTCCATGTCATGAGAGAACTGATTGAACAGCTTGTTTACGATCTGCGCGTTTTCTAAATAATCGAATACCTGCTTGTAAAATCCACATTCAGGCTTTATTACATAGAATTTCTCCATATTGTTTAGCTCGCTCCTTTTAGAATTTCATCAAGAGTCCGTGGAGTATAGTCCATATACGGCATCATTGCACCTACATTGAACATTTGGCACTGCTTTCCGTATAGCTCCTGCATCAGATATTTGTCATGCTCCATCATCTGATACTCAAACGAATTATGTACATGCCCATACAGATGATACCAGCCGTAATAATGATTTTTGAAACACGGAATGGGATAATGGCAAAGTACGATGTTTCTAAAATTATCATTTACTTCAAGGTACTCTGTAATTTTCGCAAACTCTTTTACGAACTTACCATCATTAGATCTATCATGATTTCCTTTGATAAGAAATTTCTGCCCGTTCAAGGCTTGCAGAATTGGTACGGCCTGAGAGGAAATACACCAAAACATATCACCAAGCACATAAACCGTATCGCCAGGATTGACTGCAGCGTTCCAACGCTTAACAAGCTCTTCATTCATTTCTTCTACTGTCTTAAACGGGCGATTATCAAACGCAAGAATGTTTGCATGTGCATAATGCCAGTCTGCGATATACAGCTTTCTGGTTTCAGACATGTGTTGTGGCTCTCCTTTCGCCAAATTCGCAAGAATCATCTGGACGTACAATTCCTAAATGGCATTTTGTACATTCTCCGTAGCAATCGGAAAACATAAGGTGCTGGCAATCCTTGCAATGAACAGGTTCGTTTGTGCTGTTAGTTTGTGTGCGCTTTTTGTTATCCATTGTACAAACCTCTCTTATGCGAATGGATCGTATTCATGTGGATCTGCTGCATTTGCCCACTCAACCCACTCTGTAACTTTTTTGCGTAGCTCGTCATCAAGTAGAAATGGCTCTCGTACTAAAATCACCTTGCTATTTTTCTTCATGATGTTTGCATTGTCTACGATTTCTTCATAGTCAACCGGATATGCAAGCATTTTGGAATACACACGATCTCCGCGACTTGAAATTCTGCGAGTAAATGACGCTTCTTTGAATCGGAATCGCTCTTTGTACTGAGGATTAAGCTGAAGGTCAATCTCTTGAATATATCCAATTTTCATTGCCATATTAGTTACCACTTTCTTTTTCGCCATAAGCACAGAAGAACTCTGCATCATTCGGGCATTTCGTTTTTAACAGCCAACAATAAATGTAATTTTCACCCTCGTCATGGTGTTTACAATGCTGACATCTTACAACCGGCTCTGCGTCTATGACTGGCTGTTCGGCTACAATTTTTCTCGCAGCATCCATACCACTCATAATCCCCATGCCGTACAAATCATCTGTGACTATGCTTGTTGTCTGAAGCTTTTCTAAGAGGGAATCACGCGCTATATAATTATTAGCCATCCTCGCACACCTCTAACACATTGCCAAATAAAGTTTGCCTAATCACATCAACACCATTCTGAAAACAATCGCACTGGTGGCAAAGTGTTCCATCGTATTTCTGTACACAATCACTGCAAAAACCATATTTTACAACGATGTTGAATGCTTCTTGTAATTTCTTTCGAGACTCTTTTGATGGCAAAATAATGATGCGATTTTCTTCGTCTGCTTCTGCAAGATGCCGCAGCCGATCAATCCCATTTTCATTTACCCACATTGCAAACTTGGCAACCTTTTCGACGAGTTCTGGTGACATCTTTGTATCTTCGTATGCAGCGAGGAGAAGAAAACGCTCTTCCGGAATATTACGCGGATAGCCGTTCTTGATGCGGTTTTCGTAATCCTTACGCTGAGCATCTGCCTCGCGTTTATTAGTCAGCCGCTCCATTAGTTATCCTCCTGTGTGGTACTGGCCGGCGGTTTCCTGTAGCATTTCAGGTCGCGGTCTTTAAGATTCCAGTTAAAGCAGTGTCCCCGTGCAAATGGAATGCTTTCATAATATCCGCATTCATCAACAGAAACGATAGCCCATTCATGGATATCTTCAATCCACACCGGTTGTCCATTCATGTGCTGAAGGTCTTCAATACTAAGTACATTGTTTGGCTTCTGTGTCTCCGCAATAATCCTCTCATACTCTTCTAATCTGCTTGCAGCGTCACGCAAAGCAGCAGAATAAACCGTTGAGAATGTCGGTGGATTTGGGTTGTCTCTATCCCATTTGCTTGCAGCTTCACGGAGATTCTTAATTAAAACATTAGTTTCCATTACTTCCTCCACTTTTTTAATACGTCTTGCTTTAACAATTTCGCGTCTGGATGAGCGCCACATCATTAACAGCATTTCTGAGACTGATTTTGTACGGTCGTGTTTCTTTGCGTTTTTTACAACGGTAAGTTGATATACAGAGCTGTCGTTAAATACCTGACGCGGACATAGGACACCAACAAAATAAGGAATTTCATTTTTCACACTTTCAAACACACTCTCTGGCATGACATAGTAGTTTTTATCGCCAATAAAGTTGTGTCCATTTTTCGAGTGAAAATCATCGACAGAGGACTTAATCTCATAACAAGAAAAATCTCCCTTTTCAATACCAGAAACGGAGTTGTTTACTGGCTTAAAAAGCATGTAGTCAACTCTCACGGTATTGCTTGTGGCATAATCAAATGTCACTTCTTTTGCCCAATACACACGCGGATCGTTATGCGGATCAATGTGTTTTTCTAACAGCTCTGATAATTGCTTTGTGATTTCTGGTCGTTTCAATTTCCTTGCTGCTCCTTTTTATCTTCATGACAACTCATATGATATAAAAAGCACGAATTACACGGAGGAACATCGCATTCGCCAGAGCGGACGAATGGGCAGATACCATTATTTACTCTTTCGTCCATGTTCGTTTTTCTTGCTTCCATCTACACCCATCACACATACCGACATGCTCAAACTGATATTTCCCGCATAACACACATAGTTCATTTACCGCATCATGCAACTTGTTTTTCAGTTCTTCATACTTTTTAAGTTCATTCATGTGGAATTCCTCTTTACCATTAGGTACTTTTTTACGCGCACATCAAGTCCCATCTTTTGCGCGGTTTCTATCATATGTTTCGTACCGGACGATACTCCGTCCCAGAAAGCAACAAGCGCATCTGCATACTCAGCCATTTGCACATTTCGTTTGAAGCCAGCAGATTTTCCATACAAATCCCAATCAGCAGGCATATATATTACTTTATAGCCATGCTCTTTTGCATAGCGTTCTCCAAGTCGATCTGCGCCGCGAGCCATGCCACAAACAATTTCAATATTGTCGTTAATGTTTTTCAGAAGACGATCAAGACATTTTGACATACCGTCATAATTGTTGAAATCACGCCCGCCAGCAATTATAAGCTTAAACATGACTTACACATTTGCCAGATCCCTTACAGTCTGGGCATGTATAGTAGTCTCCTTCGTCTTCTGCGCATGAACGCCTAAACACTTTTCCTGTTCCACAGCATGATTCGCAAGCCGTGTTAATCTCCTTGAGCTTCGCCAAGCTTTCTTTGTACGGTGTAATCTTTTTCACATATTCATTTTTCAGTTCACTGATTTGCCCTTCAATCGCACGGATTGCTGGAACTAAGTTCAAATCCTCATTAGGCATAGCGATCCTCTCTTTCGCACATTGAACATCCGTCGCAAAGCTCCGTTGGCTCAAAACATTCATCGCCCTGCATACAGCGGCAGTAACCACAAGTTGCTATGCACTCTCCATTACGACCATGCTCTACAAGAATTTCAGAACCGCATCTTCCAACACAATAGTACATATCGCACCTCACGCAACGTCCGCCAAGCGCTGTGTTGCAACATCAGCCCAAGGCATTCCAAAATACTTACTCTTTTTATTATCGCAAACGCCATTATCCATACCTATATAGTGACGTCCTTCCAGTTTTGCAGCAATCAGGATTGAGCCACAGCCACAGCAATTATCAAGAACGACTGCACCAGGATTTGTAAAGGTACGAATTGCATACCTACATAGCTCAACAGGCTTTTCGGTTGAACTGATTGCAACAGATGGATGAGGCTTTGGAAATTCCCAAATCGAAGACGGATGTTTCATGTCTCCGGTCGTTTCTACAACCTTATACGCACCGTACACACGATTATTCAGAATATCTTCCGCATTTTCGCCCTTTGCTTTGCCCTTACTATGATTCTTTTGACCTTTCACCATTTGCGGATTATAGACTGGCTGTGATTTATAAAAGACCATGATATCTTCATGTTCTCGTAGCGGCATTCTATTTGCATTCAGAAATCCGCTTTTCAAAACCTTACGCCAAATGATGTTGTAACGATGTAATTTCTCATTTGACAACATCATCTTAGCCGTGAACTTATCTTGACCGAACAAAAGAATTGCACCATTGGGTTTAATGATTCTTTTGTACTGCTCCCAGAGCAATTCTGGCGGAATAACAGAATCCCACTTGTTTTTAGTTACTCCGTAAGGGAGATCGCAAAAGATCATATCAATAGATTCATCTGCGATCTCCCTTATGCCGATCAGACAGTCCACATTGTAAACTCTGTCCAACTCCACGCTATTTAGCCGACCTTTTCTGCCTGTCCAAACTCAATTACATGGGGAGTATTCGTAGATCCAAAACCACCATTTCTGATTCCGCTTGCTGCATCATCATATGTAATGCCATAAGGGAGAAAAATGGCCTGCGCGAATTTATCACCCGCATTTACTACAAGCGACTTTCCATCACGGCTGTCATTTGTAATTTTCACGAAAATGTGTCCCTCGTTATCTGAGTGGTAATAATCGCTATCGACTACACCAACAGTATTATCAAGCTGCATTCGATACTTAAAACCAAGACTGCTACGAGGAACAATAGCAAGCCACCAGCCCTCTCGGATATTAACACGGATGCCAGTTGGGACTTTGATTGACTCGCCAGCGGCAAGTTCAAATGAAATCGGACTGACAAAATCATATCCTGCTGATCCAGAGGTTGCACGAACGGGGAGTGACACATCATCAATGTTTGCTGTAAAAATATTTCCAAAGGTATTAAGCATAGCTTCTGCGAACTGATGCTTGCTTACCTTTTCAAACTTTGCAATTCTGTTCAACTGCGACTACCTCGCTTTTCCATAGAATAATCTCTCCAGACGAGAGCGATTTGGGAATGTCAATGATTCGTTGGTTTGAGCTTCCTTTATAGCAAAGCGTCATATCTCTCTGCTCAAGAATGAACTCTCCATCAACAAGCACATCACACAATGATAAAAGACTTAGCATTTCACTGTCTTCCAGTATTTTTTCGTAACTAAATCCTGAGTAAATCCACACGGAGATATCTTTTATATCTTCTTTCAAAGCTGTCACAAACGGCACAAGCTCACTTGCAGAATACATAGGATCTCCGCCGCTTAATGTTAATCCGGAAATAAAAGGCGTTTTCTTGATGTACTCTATAACCTCACGCTGTAGCTCTTCTGTGAAAGGTCTACCAGCCGTGAAAGAGTGGGACGTTGGATTGTGGCATCCCTTGCAGTTGTGCAAACAACCGCTGACATACACCACAACCCGAACACCATCACCATCCGCTATGGATTCAAAGTTAATGCCAGACACATTCACTCAGCATCATCCTTCATTTGATTGAAGTCTGTATAGTTGCTGTGCTTAACTCGATCAAGGCATTCTTTGATCTTTCCAGCATTGAAATTACGGTAATCCGTTGTAAGATATCCGGTAACTCGACGAAGACGCTGAATTTCCGTATTGCCACACTTAGGACAGTTATATCCGATCTCGCCCTGATACCCACACTTTAGGCATGAGTCAATTGGGAAATTGAATGCAAGATACGGAATGTCAAGCGACATAGCGTAGTCAATGATATCCTCAACAGCTTTCTCGTTCTTCATAATCGAACTTTCCAGTTCGATATAGGTAATGCAGCCGCCAGTTGGATACTTGCAGAACGGAGCTTCCAATTCAAGCTTTCTGTAAATAGATACCTTTTGCCAAACAGGAACATGGTGAGAATTGGTGATATACTCACGATCTGTCACTTTCGGAATTACACCAAACTCTTTTTTCAAAGCAGTTGCATAAGTACGGCACAGATTTTCTGCCGGCGTAGCATAACACGAGAAATTTAACCCATGCTTATCGCTTGCCTCTACGCAAAAATCATAAATGTGCTTCACAACACTCAATGCAAACTTCCAGACCTCATCATCTTCTGAATGGTCTTTTCCAAAAAGCGCCTGACACATCTCTGCAATACCGATATAGCCAACGGCGAGAGTTCCATGCTTCATTGCTTCATAAATGCCTTTATAAGAAGCCTTATCATAATCTGCAATCGTTCCATTGCCGTACATAAACTTCGCAGAGGCAACAGACTGTTTGCACACATGATAGAATCGGTCTACAAGAGACATTTCTGTAAGATGCAGCACCTCATCAAGCTCTTCCCAGAATCCGTCTAAATCAGCGGCATCACGCTCACCAAGACAAATACCGTGTTTGATACCAAGCTTCGGAAGATTGATTGTAGTCGGACAAACATTTCCGCGCCCAAGCTTAGAATATCCAAGTCCATTTCTGTCGTATCCCATCATCGTTCTGCAGCCCATCGTTGCCATCTCCGTATCTGGATTGCCAGGCTCTTCGATGTTCCCAGAGAAATTGCAGTTGACAATATTGGGATAAATTCTTCTGCTCAGTGACTTAATAGCAAGCTTTTTGATATCATAGTTCGGATCGCCATTGTGAGCATTTACGCCGTTCTTATATTTGAAGATGCTGATTGGGAAGATTGGCGTGAGATGATATTTTCCAATACCATCAAGACTTGCAGCCATAAGCCACTTTGAAACAAGCTTGCCCTCCGTCGATGTGTCCGTGCCAAAATTGATGGATGTAAACGGAATCTGAGATCCAGCGCGGCTTTCCAGCGTGTTCAGATTGTGATACAGACTTTGCGCAGACTGCTTGCCCTCACACATCAAGTCAAAATACGCTTGATTATACATAATAGGATCAAGGTGCGCTTTGTTGTCGATGTAAATATCGCTTTCAGACAAACCGACACGCTCTAAAATTACAGGCTTAATCTTCTTAATAAAATCGTCAAGCTCTTCATCTGTCATAATAGAGAAGTCAGTTTCTACAAATTCTTCGCTTGTTTTTACAAGAGCCATGACATACTTTTTGACAAAACTCTTTTTTACAAACGGGGCAAGGTCATAGTCGATATGGCAAGATGCAACTCCGCCAAACTGAACCTGACTCTGAATCTGAAAGATAACGGCGATAAGCTGGCAAGCCGTAGAAAAGCTGTTCGCTGGGCGAACATCACCGTTTCTTGTTGCAAATCCGTTATGGAGCAGCCGTCCAAGATCTGCAAATAGGCAGTTATGGTCTCCGATATCATACTCTGACAGATCGTGCAGATAGATTCTTGACTCTCTATGCGCCTGTGCAACCTCAGGTCGTACAAACACATTCATTGCGATATTTTTGTGGAGTACATTTGCGCTCTCAAACTTTCTGCCACCAAATGAATGCTCATCAACATTTGCATTCTGGTTTTGGACATTGTTGCACAAGAGAATATCTTCGATTTGCTTATTCAATTCGTTGTTCTTCTGGCGCTCCTGATTGCGCTTCTCACGATACTTGATATAAGCTTTCGCGGTTTTCTTACAGCGACTTCCCATCAAGCCATCCTCAACCATATCCTGAATCTGCTCAACATCAACAACGCCAGAGAGATTAGAATTTGAGATTTTGCTTGTAACACGCAAAGCTACATCGCCATCAACTTCATCAACAGATACCATCGCTTTTGTAATTGCATTGGCAATTTTACTTGCATCAAACGGTTCAACACGACCGTCTCTTTTCCGAATTTCTGTAATCATTCTTCGCCTCCTGCGATCTCACAAATAGCACGATAAATCTCGTTCCAATCGTGGACACGAATCATGCCATTTTCTTCTGCGTTATAACTTCTGTTGTGCGGCTGGTCAAAAAGAAGCTTTTTGTATTTTGCGTTTTCAAGATTGTGTACGCCGTCATCAATCAAGACATCGCCGTTAATAAGTTTCTTATCATGCGCAATAATGACATCTTTCCAACATAGGTATGGATAATGCTTAAATAGCCATGTCATCTTTGGCGGGACGGTATTGTAGTAAGACGAAGTTACAACCCGAACCAAATGCCCATCGTCAATCAACCGGCAAACAACATCCTGCGCAAATGGCATAGGAGAAAGATTTCCCCAGAATGCAGGATCGTTCAAAGGCGCAAACAGCTCTTCCTTTGTAAGAGATGGGAAGAATTCACCAATCAGCCAGTTTGTAATATCTTCTGGCCGAACAGTTGTTCCGTGCTTTCGGTTCAGCTCAGCAACCCAACATTCAACAAGGTTTTCTAACACATCGTCCATATCAATAAGAATTGTCAAACGCTTAATGTTGTTCACCTCCAAGCCAATTTGATAGTTTGTGTTTTAGATCTGAGATTGTGCCATCATTGCAAATCACATAATCTGCATGGTAGCTATCAAGCGCTGTTTCTGACGGATGCTGCTGCTGCTCTGCCGTAAGTGGACTATCAAAATTTGGCCGTACAATTCGTAGGTGTGTTACATCAAAGCCGGCGCTTTTCATAGCTTCAATTTCGTTTGGAAAACGACAATCTGGAATTAAGATATAGTCCCATTCGTCTGGGAACAAATCGAGTACATTGACAAGGAAACTCACCCAGAAATCCGGACGCTTCTGACGAACCACATCTGTCCCCACATACTGTAAAAGCTTGCGACCAGCATCATCTTTCTTTCCGTCCCAATCAAAGAAGTTACGGCAGATATACTTCAGCAAATCGGCATAGTGCGTTACAAGTACGCTTTGGCATTGATTAACTAATTCCTCACGAAGTAAATTTGCAGATGTATCTTTCCCGTGCTGCGCTTTACCAGAAATACAAATCACTTTCATTCGCGTACCCCCACATACTTGTGATAGTGAGGAAGCTCCGCATCAAACCGATCAAGCAGCATAGATGCTACCTCACGCATTTGCGGATGCGCTGCCGGCGAGAGTCGCAAGGTGAAGAAGTGTTTCCATTCGGCAAGGTTCATCGTAATGCAAATTTCTGTTTTCGTAGAGTTATTTAGCACGGAACGAGCGATTTGCGGTGTTGCTCCAAGTTCAAGCATTCTGAAATAGTGACGCTCTGCATCCTCACAGGCCAACACCCACTCATCATAAATTGCGGACTTTTCATTCGCAGACATACTTTTGGTCTTGCTATCGAGTTCCATGCCACCCAGAAGATCAATATAGGAAATCGCATTATCAAATTTGTCCTTAGAGTAATTGCAGTATCGTGTACTTTCCTGTGCAAAACTCGCTGGACGATGGCGGACTTCCTCATGAGACACGCCACGGTCGTTTGTAAGACGAGCTGTGATATCAACATGCGTCAGCAATTCAACATCGCCATGCAAGTTTGCTACACTCAATGGTGTAAACACATAATCCTCATCTACCTCTGTTGAGAACAATGCGTTTTGATATTCTGGAAAAAACAAAGGATAAGCATACACAAATGACTTCATATATCCTGGAATGCAGTATCCTAACTCTGTTGCCCATTTCAAAAGCTCTCTCCACGCTCTCACATTCCCAGAAACAATTGGGCGTTTATCATATGTAATACGAAGAAAACTGTTGAACCCCTCATCTGACAAGTTTTTAATTAAAAACTCAAGACTATCTAAACTTATATCGTTCAGCTCATAGATGAAAGAATAGTGTTCAATAACAGCTTCATGTCCGCGCTTAATAATTCCGGAAACGAAATTGATACATGAATCATCGGTAATATTGTTTTCGCTCTTATAGCATGTTCTTCCGACCGACTCTAAATGCTTTAGCGCAAAAAAATCGTCGTTATACGGGACAAGCATAAGTTCAGCATTTGGTTTTACAATCTTCAAGTCTCATTCCTCCGATTGTTTAACTATTTCCTAAGTAGCAAAAATAAGTGGTTGTGCCAAGAATCTCATCATAGTATTCGTAGTAAACACCATTGCCTTGCTTAAAATTTGCTTGGAACACAACATTTTCTGGCAAAACGCTACCATTTGTCAGAAGCTTCTTGGCATTTTCAATCGTGCGTTCATCTGGCGTGTTGTTAATAGCACCAGTCCAAGTTGGTGAGTATTGACCTTCTTGGTAAATCACATCATATAATGTCTCACCAGGGAAAGCATCGCTCTTCATTCTGTTGAGTGGTACGCTACCGACATATAGTTGAACATCATCCGGAACCCATTCGCTTCCCATTTCTGCCGTTATCAATCTCGCAAGTAAATCAAGATCTTCCTCTGAATATGGCGGCTCTGGTTCGACTACTGGTTCTGGTTCATTTACAACCTGATTTACAAATTCAACATCGACATAATCAATGCTCTCGGTCTCAACATCAAGCTCCGTAGTATCGCTTACAACGATTTCTTTCGACGGAATTACGCATGATGTAGTTACCGGATAACTGTACGGATCATAAAGCTCACATGCTTTTGCATCCTGAGAATAACTTATTACTTCTGTTACAATAGCAGCCACAATGATGCAGACTACAAGCGCAACAACCAGCGATGCGCGATTTTTTTTGCGTTTTGCTAAGTGTTTACCACACATGTTCGTTACGTCCTTTCTTGTTTAGGCAATTAGTTCGTAATCGAGCAAATACCAATACCCACTCTTGTTTTTTTCTAACTCTTTTGCCTGAATAATATCGAATCGCTTAATAGGATTCTTTTTATATCGGTAGCTACGAATAGTAAGCCGTGCGGCTTTACCACTACCGATTGATCTTGTTTGAACTGCGTATCCCCAGATGTTATTATCCTTTTTACTTACAAGAGGAAACACATCCGTAATTAGAAGCTTGCGGCGATCCTCTGGCTTCTTTGTTGTCAGATCAATATACCCCATAAGCTCAAGCTGTGTCTGAATTTTATTCTTCAAATCAACATCGGGAAGATTAAGTGATTTCACGGCTTTCTCACAGGCCACAAGTAAACCGCCAATATCCGTAATTACAAACGACTTACCAGATGTGCCGTCTTTGTTTTTATCTGTGCCATACTGAGAAACCAGTTCAATCATCTCTTCGCTCAGCTTATCTTTTTGGACTCGTTTCGCCGTGCCATTTTTGAAGAACGAGAAGAAACTTACGATTCTACTCAGCTCTGGAATATTACCAAAGTCTCTAAAGTAGTCAATCTTGATAAGGATATCTCTTTGCCTTGTATCCAACGAGCTTTCCACCGCCATTAGACACAACAGTTCCATGAAAGTATTTGGCTTATGCTTTTGAGAAATTTCGTACAACTCATTCGCCACAGCACTGTTCATGTATTTGATAGACTCAATGCCTTTAGCAATTAACTGAGACTTCTTATCAAACAGATACTTGTCTTTCGACAAACCGAATCTCGGCGGAACAATCTGAATCCCGTACAGTTCAGCAAGCGCACTTCCGTTTTTAATATCATCTTCGTTATTTGCATTGTTCAAATACGCAGTGATGAATTCAAACGGATAATAATAACGGAGATAAGCGCACAAATAGCCAATCATACAATATCCAATCGAATGATTATATCCAAACATATAGCTGGATGCGTCTTCGATGATCTGCAAGAATTCTTTTGCTTCCTGCTCTGCGATGTTACGCGGCTGCGTTGACTTTTCACAATATCCCTCAAGGATTTGAGGAAGTGCTTTTTTCAAACGCTCTTCATCCTTACGACCAATGGCGCGGCGCGTGTTATCTGCATCAGAACCGGAAAAGCCGCAAATCTGTTGCAAAAACTTAATAACATCCTCCTGATAAATCAGATATCCGTTATTATCTTTCAGAAGATCGTCGATAATTGCTGACGGGTTCTTGTGGGGCTTATGCTGCATCAAATCATCACGATAAGAAGCACCAGACGGTCTTAATGCTGCAGTAATCAGCGACATATCAAAGATGCTGTGAGGAACATACTGTCTCAGCATGGAATGTGCAAAATCTCCTTCAAACTGGAACACCCCAACAGGTGAGCGAAGCATATCTTTCCATACGGCTTCGTCAGACCAGTTAATTTCATGTGACTTTGGATAGGGAATTCCAATTAAGTCATACGCATCCTTGATAATCTCAATATTCTTCAAACCAAGAATATCGTATTTAACAAGGCTTACTTCATGCACACACTCCATATCAATCTGGAGTAACACATGACCATCTGCATCTTCAAATGTGCCGTAATGATCTGCCAGAGTGATAGGACTTGCTACAATACCCGCTGGGTGCATTGACTGAGAAATTGCAGTATCGAGAAGACCATCATAGTAATAAAACACATCGGAATACTTTTTTCTCGCCGCTTCCGGATCAGCTTCAAACTCTTGCTTGATAACACTATTGATTTTTCCAGTCCACGGATTCTTTTCAAAAATCCGTTCGTTTTCTGCCTTTAGCCGGTCGTACTCCTTGGTATAATACTTGATTAGCTCCGATCTCGGCGTATTATTCAATCTGCTCTGGAAAATAAGTTGATTCCCATTTTCCTTATCAAAGTAATATGTCGCATTGCCATCTCTCGCATCACCAAATACAATTTCGACATTTAGATCTTTCAGCGATTTAAGTACCGCTTTTAGGTCTTTCAAATCGTGTTGATGCTCTTTGTTCCACCTGACACCAAGCGCACGGCAAATCTCATCAATGCAACCCTTGGACTTAATCGTGCCAACAGCAAGAATAAATGCGGTTTTATCCTGTCCAAAGCGATTGATAATGTACTCATACACTCGGTCTCGGTCAGACGGAGAAACGTCAATATCAATATCACCGATTTCCTTGCGATCTTCATTACAGAAACGGGAGAACACCGTATGCCAGGTTTCTGGATTTAAGTCGGTAATATCTGTAACATAGGCCACACGAGATCCGCCGCATGAACCACGGTTGAATCCAACAGGAATACCGTTTGATTTGCACCATGTAACAAGCTCCGACATGAACAGCATAAATCCAGACATGTCGATTTTGTCAAATACTCGACATTCTTCAGCAATAGCCGATTTGAAGTTTGGAAGCTGCTCTTTTGAAATAGCGCCAGATAAAAGCTTGGCTTCAAGACCGCTCTTAATTCGCTCTACAAATACTTCCTTGTCTCTGCTGCCATAAAGCTTTGGATACTTAAAAGATAAGTCCAAATCAAAACTTTCGACAGAATCAGCCATACGATTTGTGTTTTCGATTGCCTCAAGATATAGACTTTCTGGAAGAGCATTTTGTTTTCTGAACATCTCAACCAGTTCATCATAGCTCTTATAAGTCAGGTCAAAACTGTCTTCGTCGCTATATTCGATATGCTTTGCAGCAAGAAGAATACTTCTGCACTCAGCCTTGTATTTATCAATACTGTGCGTATCTGTGCCGGCAATCAGCGGCTTGCCAAGTTCTCTGGATAGCTGAGCAAGATGCAAATTGAAATCCTTTTGTTCTTGGAAATCATGCGATTGGATCTCAAAATAATCATAATGCCGTGCCAGCTCCATATATCGTTTATGAGAGAACGGAAGCTTATTCAGCGGAGAAGCAAGACAAGCGCTGATTTTGATGATGTTTTTTGAAGTCCCAACAAATTCATCAAATGAAATTCGCGGCTTGTAGTAGGTGTGAGAATCTGTTGTTGAAATGCTCACAAGCTTATTCAACTCAAGAACGCCCGCATAGTTTTTTGCAATCAGAATTGTATGGTAGTTGTCACGAACCTTTGATCCCGTTTCAGGATTTGGCTCGTGCGTCTCCGTAAGATAGCATTCAATGCCATGCAGATACTTGATCCCTTTGGCATCGCAATACATCTTTTTCTCTACCCACTGATAAATATTGCCATGCTCTGTGAAAGCAAGAGCTTTCTGTCCAAGCTCAACAGCCTTATCAACATATAGCTTGTAATTAGTGCAGCTATCCAACAGCGATAATTCAGTATGCACATGATATGCGGTATAATTTTTATCTGAAATCGCTCACACCTCCTAACTAACTGAACCAAACACCTCTTCTTCCTCATCAATCATTTGAGGCGGAGGATATGGCAAAGATCCTGTGTGCGTCTTTGTGTCCCATGAATACTTTCTATCAAGATCTTCTTCATTTAAGAAAAATCGTCTGGATGGAGTATCATAAAACACTCCAACGCTACGACCTTCGTAACCAAGCATTCGATCTTTAAGAATATCAATAAGGACATCATCTTTAATCGGCGGTACTTTCCAACCGCTACCATTTAGTTTTGGCTCACCCTTTTTATCTTTTTCCTGTACGCGGTACAGACTAATGATTCGATGAGCAAGATCAATGATTGCGGAAATACCCTGAACATCCATCTTTGTAAGACGGCGCATGGTGTCAATCTTATGAGGATGAACAACCAGCACAATAGCAACATTGAACTTCTTCGCAAATGCAATAAGCTCCATAACAAATTCACTTTGCTTGTTATATTTGTTATCGTCACTGCATTCCAGGTTGATTGCGGTCAGGTTATCCAGAATTACAAGCTTTACACCATACTTGCGAACTGCATCTTCAATCGTTGTCATCAATGCAGTTTTTGTATTTGGCTGACCATCTTCGTAGATATGTAGCCGACCACGATAAAAATTATCAATAGAGCGTTTTGCTTCTGGACGAACCTTATAATAAACGGCTTCTCCTGAATGCTTTTCGTCGATATATCGTTGACCTGCAATCACGGAATTAAGCCAATTCTTAGTTTGAAAATTAGGAAGCTCACCAGAGAACAAAAAGACATTTTTCTCTTCTTCTAACGATTGAATGATGAGCTGATTGATGAACGAGCTTTTACCAGCACCGTTAATACCAGTGATGATATTTAATGTACCGAGGAAAATCTTCATCAAATACCGATCAAGCGTCTTAATCCCTGTGCGAATACCGTCAATCTGGTCGATATCAATATCCTGAATATCAGAGAAATCAATTACGCCAGGAACAGGACTATCCTTGGCATTTAAGATTAAATCAAGCACTCGCTCCTTACCAAAATAATAAAGAGCTTCGTTCAAATCGTTTACTGGAAATTTTCGACCATCATCGGTTTCAAAAGTCTGAGGTACTTCAACAACCCGCGTCCTCCAGCTTCCAAGCCGATACACAACCTCTTTCTGCATCTTATAGCCGGCCTCGTCATTGTCGGAGCAGATAATGATGTTATCAAACTGCTCCAGCCAATCCCAATTTTCTTCAATCCAGTGAAAGTTTGTGCTTCCAAGCGGAACAGAAACGGCATTACTAAATCCAGCTTCAATAGCAGACAAGCAATCAGGTTCTCCTTCGCAGATCAGCAGCGGAGAATTGACATTTACACGGTTCATATTGAACAGCAGATTGCATGTATCAGCACCCTTTTGACACCAACATTTATTTTCGCCTTTACGCACCTTGCGAGAGGGGCGATACTTAACCATCGTCAGAACATCGTTGGTGTCGTAATAGTTCCAAACGATATTTCCTTCTTCATCCTGTCGCACATCTGCATAGTCCAATGTACTCGGACTAATACAGCGCTTTTTGAAGTATCCATAGATTTTCGACTTATCTTCAATAGGTACTTCTTTCGGATACTTATATTGATGCTTAGTGTGGACTCCAAGCTCGCCAAAGCTGTATCTGATGCCAGCCAGTTCAAACAGCTTTTGGCAAGCCTGAAGGTAAGTCATACCCTTGTAAATAAACACATCAAGGATATCGTAATTTCTTGCACACGCACCAAAGCAATGGAATGAAAAGGTTTTTCGGTTATATATGAACGATGCGTGATCCTCTTGGTGAAATGGGCAGCAGCACCGTAAATTCTGCTCATCGAAATCTTGAATATCCAATTCCTGAGCGATAATCCTGGCATTTTCATCGCCAAGTTTTTCTTTCGCTTCAAGAATTACATCACGATCAATTTGCAGCGCGAATCACCCCTATCAAATCAATCCTTTATATTCGCAATGGTCACAAACATCACATAGATAATTACACCTCCAATAATCTGGTTTTGCGTTCCACTTATCGTTGGTGGCAATAGAATCTATTGTTTTACTCGCCCAATCTTCAACTGTATAAAGCCTTTTTAACTCGAACGGCTCTTGAATCATGGTTTGAGAGCGGAAACAATTAAACTCTAATGTATCTGGATAGCGACCATATTTTTCTTTGATTGCTGCGGAATAAACATATAGCTGGCGTAGATATTCGTCTAATTCCGCATCGTGCTTTGTTGGCTTTGAACGCTTTGAGCGAGGCTTCAAAGTTCTTGACTTATGGTCTGTCACAATCAGCTTTCCGCTTTCGCTAATGAGATCAACGAATCCGGTAAATGCTCTGCCAGCAAACATAAAATCAACTTTTTCTTCAACACCAACAATGGTTCTCGACGGAAATGAAAAGTCATCAAGATAATGAAAGCCTTGCTGAAAGTAGTTCATATAGATCTTGGAGTTTGGGGCTTTTGAAAAAACATTTTCCTTGAAGTGGGCTACATAGTAAGTAGACAATCGCTCTTTTTCCAGCAGCCCACTCAAGTACATCTGCAAAATCATGTGCATGTAGCTTCCGAATTCTGCAAAAAAGCCGCTTTTCTTTTTCAGTGGATGCCCATTTTCATCCCGATACAAATAGGAAAGAAACCATTTATATGGGCAATCATCAAATGATGCTACTCTTGAATAACTCCAAGTCATATCTTCGATGATTAAATCGTATCGAATAGCGCATCACCGCATTTATCGAAACGACTTAAAACGGGAGATCCCCGTCTTCATCAGACTCTTCTTCGGTTAGAGCAGACGGTTTTGCTTTCTGCTTTTTTCCGCCCTTTGGAGTCTTCTTTTCCTTAGGGGCTTCTGCAGCATCAGATCCGCTGCCGTCAGGCATCTCGAAATCAAACAATGTATAGTTTACAAACTCACGGCCTGCGTCCTTATCATAGCGATTAGAGACATCGCAAGCGCCAAGTCTGATTCTGCACCGACCATCTTCATCCAAAGAACGCTCAATGAGACCTAACTTTTTGTTTGCCTCACCAATCAGACTGACGAATCCGTTAAAGTCCGTCACATATTCATCAGTCTTCTTATCTTTACGGCTTGTAGACACCCTTACCTTAGAGAAACTGTCTCCCTGATTTGTGATTTCCCAAACCGTAGCAAATGCACCTTCACGAAATCCCATTACGCATTACCTTCTTTCTTTGCTACTGACTTTTTCTTTGCCCCAATTGGAAATTGCTTTTGAAGCTCTTCAAGAAGCTCTCCTGCAACCGTAGGATCTGTGAGGTAGTTCATATAGTCGGCAGTTGGCTTATTGCCATCTTTGACATACTTTTTAACGACCTCAATAAGTACCTTTCTCGCACTGGCTTCATTCTCGTTTGCATTCAGATATGCTTTGACATGATCATCAATCTTTGTGATGATTGGACGAACAATAGCCATTTCAGCTTCCTGTTCCGCCTCTTCCTTCTTGCTCCGCCAATTATCTGGATCATCGTCCGGTGTTGCGATTTGGAAGAATTTCAGCATAAAATAACGATTTGCATATGTTAGACCGCTACCAAAAGCTTGGCTTGCGTCACCTTGCTGTCCAACCAACGCCCACGGAACAACAAGAGTATCATTTACATCATCGCAATTTACCCAGGTAAAGGTAAGCTCCGCATGAACAAGAGTTTCGTTGATTTCCTCTTTGAGCTGATCGCCAGACTTTGTATTCTTCGTCTTTGTGTAACTGACAGGCGTTACAGAAAGTGTGCCAGGAACAATGCTCGGCTGCAACGACACGCCATATTTCTTCATACCAGCAGCAACACGCGCCAGAATCTCATCTTCCGTAACATACTTGTAGTTAAATCCGGACTTATTCTTGCGAAGAACCTCCACCATTTCTCGGATCTTTGCAAGTTTCTGTACCAGATTCAAATTTGCTTCATCAGGCATTATGATCCTCCATAAGATAACTTGCGGTCATATCTGCAAGATGGAGTAACACCGCAAGCGGGCAAAGCTCATAAGCTTTGCTGATACTTCCATCTCCGCCTTTAACGGCGGAATCAAATCCGCCCATATGGAAGCGAATCGCATAAATTTCATCGTCCGTGAGAGCCATATGTCGAAGCAAAATAATTACAGACTTTTCACCATGACCAACAGGGAACTGGTCATCATGCTTATAAATTGCTTCCTTGTGCCATTGACCTGTTTGCTCATCCTTAACATTCTTGCTTCCTACGACATATAGGTTTGCTTTACAAATGTCGTGAAATAGTGCGGAAATTGCAAGCGTTTCATCGGATACTTCAATATCGCTGTGTTGCTTAACAAGTTCCTTTAAGGCTTTGTAAACATTCAAAGAATGTTCTAACAAACCATATTTGTAATTGCCGTGGAATCTTGTGCTTGCTGGGGCATAATAGAAGTCGCTTTCTTCTACCCAGCCTAATAGTTCTTCAATTCCGTCTCGACAAATATCTTTCTTACAAATCGAAAGAAATTCATCTTTCAATGATTGTCCCAGCTTATCGCTAATCAAATTAAAACCTCCATTTATGCAGCTAAATCATCCTCAATATTCCGAATAGAATAACACTCTTCGCAATAGCGTCTTCCATCTTGAACCACGACATAATCAGCAGTGATAAATTCACCGCAACAATCACAACGATGCGCTTCTACAAACGCTCCACCGCAATGAGGACAGACTGTAAAATGCTCATATGGCGGAGTGTCGAGTCCGTGCGTTTCGATATAATGCTTTGGCTCTTGAAACACACAACCGCACTCCACACATACGAAATATGGATTACTCCTTGGGCTTAAATCCAATAGCGACACCAACGCTGTCATCTCCAGCAAAATCACGCAGCATCTTATCCAAAGAGATAGGAGCATCGGGATTCTTGATCTCACAGCTATCGGTATGCTTCTCCTTTTTCTTCTTCAGATAAGGACGGTATGCGTTCTTGAACTGTGCCTTAAACGCATTTCGAGTACCGAAGATCTTGCGCATACAGGCCATTGCAAAACCGAATTCCTCAGAGAACTCGTCGTTATCGCAACGCACAACCGTCTTAGTACCGTCTCTCCAATACACAATCGTAGCAGGAGGATTAAAGATGATCTGTGCCGGCTGGTGAACCGCCGTCATAGCAGTAGGACGATTCGCGGGAACACTCGCAGCGCTGACAGAACGCAACACATCATCCAAAATGCTACCAACGATGTTCTGATTCGGATACGGATACGGATAAGAAACCATTCGCTTTTCCATAAACTGAACTCCTTTAATAAATTATTTTGCTAATTCCTTTGAAAGAACCAAACGGATGGCTACATGCCATTCCGATATTGTTTAGCTATTTCCTCTATATAATAACACGCTTGACTCTATCTGTCAAGTGGATTTGTTGGAATAACCCGCTTTTTCTATAAGGCAGATACCAGTATTCTGTGCTGTAATTGTCGGGCAAATCGTTCCGCCTTCTTGTACACGACCACGCCTCGTCTTTGAGTTTGGATAAGAGAGATCAACAGCCCCACCCACAACGCACTCAATAAAACCTTGCTTTGTGGCTTGCTTAATTCTGACTTTTTCCACTACCGTACCTCAATTTTGGGTGGATCTTTGTAGTGCGTGGCTTTAATCGTAGGCGAAAGCCCTCCGCCGCTACACGAATCCGTATCATACACTTCCTGATTTTGGTGAAGCTTTCTGCTGTCTGGAATTATTCTTCCAATCACTTTAACGGAGCATTGACGCTGTACCATCCGGTCTTTGCTCCGCCCCCCCCCGCCTCGGCTTTCAAGGCACGGGCAATAGCAGCGCCATCATATACACGATTTGCGTCTCCATTATAATCGTTGATATATCCAACCTGTGTAAGCTCAGCGGAAGAACCATGCTGAATATTTTCACTCTTCTTTTCATCAAGTCGTGTCAGCGCTTTTTCAAATGCACCAATACCACTAAAGAATGATCCAACGGACATATCGTCAAACAAATATGGCATAGCGTCATATAGATTTTCCATGATATGTTGAAGAACATCTACGACAATACTATTGCCGGCCTGCTTGTAAAGCTGTGAACTGGAACGATCATTACCATTATAGATATTATCGTTCATAGCATCGCGTGCTTTCTTAAAATCCTCATCATCAAAACCCATTAAACGCCAACACTCTTTTGGTGTAAGTTTCCTTACCCGAAAACCTGGGCGCATTGCGATAGGTGTTTGTCCGCCGCCCATGCCAGCAGCACTATTTACGCATGGGCAAATACCATCGTCTCTCGGAGTCTGGTGCTTTTGTAAACCGCCAAGCATTGTGATTTTATCCTCTGGTGTAGGACTCACCTCAATCAACTTAGTCCCATTGCCAGGAGCGTCATTCTTGAAATTTGGCATAACTGTTCCTATGCAAGTCTGATCTGACTTGATCCTCCTATTGTAATCATCATAGATAATTGTCTGTTGTAAGGATGCGGGTGATTTAATACGAATTTTTACGCCCTCTCCTTTATTCGTCGTTAATGTCGGAGAAACACCTTCTGCATCATAAACTGTACCATTCATTCCATGTCCAGACGGATTTACATTTCCAACATTGATTGGCATACTATTATCTTTCACATCTTCACTCCGTTCAGTGGAGAAACGGATATCAATGCAGCATTCCACTATGATATTGTCTTTCTGTACAGAGGTAAGCGTATTCGTGCATTTATCTGGCCTAAGCTCTAATCGTTGCACGATACTACCATTGTCAGAATAACGACCACGAATTGCTGCAGGAATCAAAACGCTACTCTTCATCAGCACTACTTTCTAATTCAATATGTTCGTTACAGACGATTATAAATGGCTGAAGATTACCCCCCCCATACAAGTGAGGGATGGTGCAATTCCTGACGGATCGTATACTCGACCTCTTTGCGGATTCTCGCGTTTTGCACCTTGCGTCCAGTTCCCAACTTGAATAATTTTATCAGTCAATTTCCATTACTCCTGTCATTTGCTGATTGCCAAAACCCTTATAGTCTCTCGCAAGAAGAGTTAAGGCAATATCGCTATATCCATCAAACTTATTGCCTTTGTTACTCAATCGAACTCCGTGCATTTTCTGCAACCAAGTCCCATTGGTGTTGCCTGTCTGCTGAGTTTCTTCCTCCGACTCGGATTGTTTTACTGACTCGCTGCGGGGGGGTAATCATTGCAGCCACTTTCTCATCACTGAGATAGTATTTTTCATCGACGTCGGTTTCTAACATATCGGCAAGCGTATGTTTGAGCTGAATAGGCTCTGGAAATTTGAACTTTCCATTATCCAAGTCTTTACGAATGATGACACAATAGACACGCTCTCTATTCTGAGGAATTCCATAATTCTTTGCATTTAATCCCTGCCAGTAAACATTGTAGCCATAGTCCTCAAGCTCTTTAACAAATAGATCAAATGTTGGTCTAAAACGAGCGCCTACAATGTTCTTGACATTTTCGTAGATAGCAAAACGAGGCTTTTTCTCCCGAAGAAAGCGTAACCATTCAACCAAAAGAGACGAGCATGTTTTCTCAATCTTAGTTGAACCGCAATTCGGGCATTTATCTCGTTCTGTGTAATGGGCTTCAAGAGGGTTATATGTATGACCGCAGTTTCTACATGTCCATGCAGCCCCCCCCTGTTTCCCTGCGATAGAGAAGTTTTGACACGGAGATCCGCCAAACATGGTGTTGAAATCAGGTACAGACTTCTCATCTGCCTTTGTAATATCACCAATATTTAGCTCCGGAGCTGTGTCATGAACCGCACAATAGCTTTCTGCTGCGTACTTATCGAACTCGCAGAAAAGGGAAGTAGTATATTTCATTGAAAACTCCTGTAAATTGTTTAGTTAATTTCTTAAATCCAACGAATTGTCGGTTCTCCGACAAAACCATGTTCCCACACGAACCACGCAAAGCACATTGTAGTTGCCCACGGCTTTCCATTTTCATCAACAGCGCTCCCGTTGTTCAGCGGACTTTGGCGTTTAGTAAACACATATACATACTTTGGCGGATGTGTGTCAAACAGAGGACGACGCTTCTCACCTTCGAGAAGCTGAATTTTTGCAAACATGATTACCTTATCGTTTGACACTTCAAGGGCTTTTTCTATGAACTCTTTTGCCAGAGAAAACGGTGGATTGGTAATCACATTGTCAAACTTCCGCCCAAAGTCATAGGTGAGGAAATTTACCCCCCCCTGAACACCACAGGCGAACTTATCTTCACGCTCTACTAAATCCGTAGAAACGACCTCGCTATTAGGGTAACGCTCCATCAGAAGCTTGCTGATATGACCTTGACCTGCTGCTGGCTCTAAGATAGAGCCGACAAGCGGTACACGATCAAGAATTGCTGTGGTCGTTTCAAATGGAGTTGCGTAGAAGTCGTTTTCGGCACGGGATCTTGTAGGCGATTTTCCAGCTAAACTCGTGCCACTCAGATATTTACGGTTTTCTATTTTATTCAACTCCTATTCACATTGGATACCAATGTACTCTAATACTGTTCGCATACCTAAGCCATGTTCACTCCAAGGCTTCATACAATATTCCCATAGCTTAGGATGCGTTTCCTTTAATCGCTGGAAGCGGTTCGGGGACTTCTCCAGATGAGCGCCAAATGCACAAAAGACACAACCAGTCCTTCTTTCACCTGTCGTTGTCCACCCCCCCCCGCAAGGTACGATCTCGCCATAAACGGAGGCGTAGGGAATATTGTAGGTGTGCAAATATTCAAGAACATCATTTTCTGTCCAGAAAGACATCGGCTGAGAAGTCGGAGATTTCTTACTAAAAGCATTGCAGCCTTGTCTCATCCATGTAGACCTACGAGATCGGCTCTCGTCTGCCATAGTTGCAATAATGGGAACACGACCAGTTTCTTTGAAATACTTCTTCAGCGGCTTCTTCTTCATAATATTGCAACAGCGAGAAGAGACCTTGAACGGAGCATCCAGAAGATAGCACCACTTTTCGCAATTAAACTCCGATGGAGTACCATTGCTACGGATAATTTCTCCGTGAAGCTCTTTCCACCGATAAGAACCTGGCTTACTGCCATATTCTACGGTATCAGCAACTCTCTTTGAGACAACTGGATATCCGTATGTTTCAATGACCTTTCTGAAATTCATCTCAGGCCGCAGAATCACAACATTATCATGCTGCTTAACAAATTCTCGGATTTCTGGAAACTCCAAACCTGTGTCACAAAATACAGCCGGCACATCTGGATAAATACGGCGAACGATATCAAGCAAAACCGTACTATCCTTGCCGCCAGAAAATGCAACATAAACGCTTCCACCGAAATACTCATACCACTCAATAATACGAGTCGTAGTCACTTGAATTTTTCTCTGCAAATCCCATGACTGCATTACATCTAAATCTTCTTTACTGTAAATGCCAAACACCTACTTTGTATTGTTTATCAAGTTCCTTTTGCTTCGATATCAGCGGCATGGAGCTTCATCACATCCGAATAAAGCTTATTACCAACAAGCTTTTTGAAACGCTTCTGTGCTTTACCAGAATGGGGATCGCATTCAAGCTCAAAGGGACGCATATGCCACTGGATGATATTTGCGATATACAGCCGATTCAAACTCGGATTTGAGTAGAACAGACTATCATAGGCAGAAACATGCTGATGTTCATAATAATGAGCAATCTCTGTTGTTTCGCCTTTGCTATTCACAAAACTTTTTGTAAAAGGCTTACCGATATCATGGAGAAGCGCTGCTTCCTGAAGTTCTGCGCTCCCATCGGAGATAAGCCCATATGTAGCGATACAGTGATGCCCAACTGTGAAAGTATGATGCGGATTGTTCTGCTCAAAACTGTTCAACCCACCATCACGATTAAACAAATCACTTACACTGTACGGCTCAAAATTGTCGGGATAAACAAGCTCGATTGCGTCCCATCCCTCATACCAATACGGAAGCCAGAAATTCTTATACATACGCACAAGAACCTCGTGGGGAACAACACGCTCACGATGCTTGCTACGCTCTTCGCATTCGTGAAATGGTGTCGCCATTACGATACAGACTTTCTGACACTTTACCTTTGACAAGCGATTCAGCATGTCAATACGCCGCTTGTAATTGATATTTGTCGCATCAAAGATTACATTTTTACCAGCAGACAGATCAGAAATTACCCGCTTGTGCAGAGTATCGAAAACAATCTGGTTGTTTGTCTGATCCTGTACATCTCCAAGAATCTCTGCTCTAATTGCATCACTGGAATGAATCTCTGCGCCGAACTTCTCTCGCAGACCTTCCGCATAAACAGATTTCCCGCTATACGGAAGCCCCACCATCATAAAAAAGATAGGCATATTTCTTACTCCTTTTTATTAGGCGAGCCGTTACCAATCTCGCACTGGAAATTGAACTTAAACAAATCAAGCAAAACTCTATTGAAAACCAAATCGACCTCACGATCTATCACGACAGGATTCTGCTGCATATATGTATCTTTGATTGCTTTCATCTCAGATACAATTTTATCCGAATTGGCCTGCGCCATTGCAAGATCACAGTTAATATAAAGCTTGATTTCTCTAAGACGCTCTCTCTGTTTGGAAACAAGACAATCCCGATATGGCTCGCCATTAAGCCAACGCTGCATAAACTCATAAAGACGCTCAATGTGATGATACTGTTTGCTATCAAAACCATACCTATCAATTTTGTCCTTGGTTGCGGGATATGGATGGCACAATGCCTTTTGCTTTTCGAGCGCCATTCCAACCATACAATTCAATGCAGCATAGTTGTTATATCGACCGACTCTCTCCGCAATATCAAGAATCGGCTGAAACAAAGCTTCGTACTTTGGATTCAAGATACGGTATGGAGTAAAAAGAATCTCGACAAAATTTACATTCTGCTTTTTGAAGCAATCGAGCATCAAACGAATATCCTTAACATCTACATGCTCGTCGTTTTCCATGATATGTGTGTAGCTATACGGACTCTTGTTCAAAACAAAATCTTCAAACGACGGGAGGACAATCAGCTTGGAATCAACATCGCTGCCCTCATAGTCTAAGTTGTAGTTTTGAGAACCTTGAAGAAAAATACCAACCCATTCTGGGTGTTTGCCTTTTACTGCTTCGAGGTGTTCAGAAAGCCGTTTCATAACCTTTTCTTTATCACTCATCACAGCACCTCTCTTTCAAAATACAATCTCTTACAATATGCCGGCAGTGCGATGGAACTACTGGTTCGTAAATATCCAAACACACTGCTCGGCATTGATAGTTAATACGCGGGATGCTGTTATGCGACGCTTTCCTCATCCTGCGCTTCTTCCATGTCAGGAGCATACGCTACATCTTTTACAATTCCCTCAAGCACTTTGAATGCAAAATTCTTGTGCTTATATGCTGTGAACTTCGGACGGTTTACGATGCGGCAAACAACGCCCTCTCGTACATGCGACTTACCGATCGGATCTGCACCATCATAGAAGTTTTCGGCAATTTCCTTGACATATTCGCCAGCGTTGACAGCCGTTGGAGATCCGACATCATCAGGAAGCTGAATATAATCAGGAATAATAAATCGAGCGAATAGCGGAACGCACTTAACGCCCATCTGCTCACAACGATAACGCATAAAGTCCGGTGTGTACTCAACAACATCGCCATCTTCATTCGTCATTGTCATTCGATATACATAGAAATCAGACTGCGGAGCAGGTTCATATTCCGTGATCTCGTTTGCTGTGAAAGAGGCATCGCCAATCATTACCGTTGCGCGTGAAATTTTCGGATTTGTTACTTCCTTTACTCCGTCTGGATAACAGCCATAGCTAAACACCGTCTTTTCGCCGTATTGTTTAACAAATTCCTTATCGCCGACTTTTTTATTGTCACAAGATGCCATAATAGGCTGCTTGTCTTGCGTAAAGCCAACAACCTCGTAGTATACAGTTTCACCCTTATGAAGCTTGCCCTCAAAAACCTTGCTATGCTGTTCGCGGAAAGCATTGCTGCCATAAAAGCCGCCGTCAAAATCATCCAGAACGACACGACGAGTACCGGTTACATATCCCCAACTATAAATCGGAGAGCCAATGCGATGTAGGATTTTATCAAACAATGACTTCTTATATCCTTTAAGCGTCGGCAGATATCCGGTTCGCTGAGATGTACCGTGCATTTTCAAAGTAATCTCAACAAGATCGCCTGCGTGGAATGCACCAAGGTTATAAGCAAGCTGCTCCGTGTCAGTATGTTCCGCAAAGAGCGGGGCAATAGGATCGTGATGCTTACGAGTCCTACCCCCCCCAACCACAACGGTACTATTCTTACGACGGGGAATATATTTCTCACAAATTGTAACACCATTCAAAATGGTGATTACATCGCCCTCGCGGAGCTTTGCAATATCTGTGAACCCATTCAGACTGGTCAATGGCATAAACAAACCGTCGCTCTTTTCGCCACGAAGCTTCAACGCCTTAATATTGCGCTTTTCAGGATCGAGATAACCGCCAGCCGGCTTACCGTTTTCATCCTTACGACGAAGCAGGTCGTTCTTCACCGCATACTCAGTACCAAGCTTGCCATCCACAGGGAAATAAACGCCAAGCTCTTCTGGCTTTGTATCCAAACCAACAATTACCGTATTGCCAAAACATTCGCCGCAGAGAAGTCGATCCGCGTTCGTATGCTTGCGCAGATTCTTAATACGAGTTACATATGCTGCGTACATTGATTCACCTCCAATTACTCACTATCAATGATTTGAACGATAGGAACTTTGTCCGACTGATCTGGCGTAGTTGTAACAACGATGCTGGATAGGCTACGAACAATGGCATCAAATGTCGTATCACTATAATCGACCTGCTTAAAAACGATGTTATAGCCATTCTTCAAGAATTGTGCGCATTTTTCATAATGCTCTTTGAGATAGTGGTCATCGTCCAAAATTCGCTGAAGTGTATTTAGATCCGCATATCCGTAGCAATCTACAAAATGCTTATCCAGCTCTTCTACGCTCCTAATACATTCGCCCTCTGTTGTATCGCCATAGTCATCAGCGGAAAGAAGGACTCTTTCTAAAATGGCATCAAATCCTTTTAGAATCGGGAATTCCTGAAGAAGTTTATCATCAAGATTTGGGAATGCTTTATATGCAATGATGTAGCTTGAACTGCTGCTGTTCGTTACAAAGTCTTCTCTAATTTTCATTTCAATTACCTCCGGATATAGTCACTAAAGGCACGGTAGGTAACAAATCTCTTCTTTAGGCCAGCCACGACATCGACAGGGTTAAGATCAAACTGTTTACACACCTCTGTCACATATTCGCTGTCGTATAGCTTCTTGCGTCGCTTATTCACTGCTTTTACCTTTGCAAATACATCACTGCGGGAAACCTTGTACTCTTTTTCGAGATACTTTCCAAGATCGTGCTGCGAATACTCGATAAACTGGCAAATCGGACAAAACTCTTCCGGAGCAGCATAACGATTGTCTGCCTGATCCCAGAAGATATCGAGAAGTGAATCATTGTCATGCTGACTATTCAGCTCTTCTTCACTTTCATTCTCGTAACCAGATTCCAAGATCTTTTTAATCAGCTCTTTGCGCGGAATCTCAAGCAGCTCATCATTGCAGATTGTATGTCCATTTACGCATTCAACCATGCCGGCCTCTTCCAAACTAATATCCCAACCAGATTCCGTTGCGCCACAAATATCACATGTATAGCTGGAGCTACTGGAATTGGTCACAAAATCTTTGCGAAATTTCAAATCGTGTCCTCCTTTTAATGATGGCTAAAACCACGTACCGTAAAATCACAGTTTGGAAGAATATCGTGTTCTAACGCACTGCCAATATCCGTATGGTCTTCATATTCAAGCTCAACCAGATATGGAGCAGAACCAATGTCGTTAAACAACTTCTTGAAAGCATTTTCTACATACTCTTTGATAGCAGCTTTCCGCTCCGGAGAATTATAGAAGTCAGCACCAGTTGCGCCAGGATGAGCTTCCTCCCACTTTTTTCTAAAGGTCGGTTTATCATCAGACCACCAACCATCATTGCCATAACTGAGAATGTAACCTGCCTCACACTCAAACTCATCCTCAAAGCGCTCTCTGATTTTGTCATGAGAGATCGGTTCGCTGTTTGAGAAATCATTCAGGAGCTGATCGACATAATCAGAGCCGTATCTGTGTCTGAGATCGTCAATCTGTTGTAGACCATCAGCCTTATCCGCAAAAGCGATAATAAAACTGCTGGAGCTACTGTTTGTTACAAAATCGCGTCTAACTTTCATATTTTCACTCCTTGATATTATTTAACAAGCTCCTTATCGCTGCTCAATCGACCATGTGTATCCGCAATACGAACAGCCAGTTTTGATGGCATTCTGAATTGCAAGTACCGCATTGATCGAAGTGTTAATGATAAGATCCTTGTCTTTCTTGGGTGGACGCAAATGCGCCGAAATAACATGATATGCCGCTTTGTTAATTGTTCTAAAAAGGGAAGTGTTACCCGTTCTCTGATTTAATGCTGCGATGTAATCAACTTTAATTTCAGGATGATAATTACCCTTCTCTGTATTACACGCTTTGCACATCGGCTGCATGTTAGAAACACAGTCTTTTCCGCCTTTGCTTTTAGGAATAATATGATCCTTAGTAATCAAAGAACCATCATCTGCGAACAAATTGAAATGTCTACGCTGCGAATCTGGATCGCCACAAAGTTTGAAGTGCGTTCCGACTTTTCCGCAATACGCACATGCAGTACCTTTCTGATAGAAAGTCATATAACGGAGCGAAATCGGATGAACACGAAACCCATCCACTACGATATCAGAATTTTTCTTCCCTTTATCTGTATCAAGAGATAAATATTCTTCCCCGATCATATGAAAAACTTCATCAATCTCGTATCGCTTGTCCTCAATAATCATTTTGCCCCTCCAAAACAAATCAAAAGAAAATATATCCCAATGGATTGCTGAAAATCCTATGACACAGCTCTTTATCCGTTACAGGCTCAATTTTTAATATCGTAAGCCATGATATTTTGTCTTGAAATTTTGTTCGAGCCTCACGAATGGAATTTGCGCGAACATAATACGGATATCTATGTTCGTTGTCCTTTCTGTAATCCGCAAAAACAGCATATAGGTTCATGTCCTTACCCTCCCGATATTCAATCGAGCCAACGATTTTCTAAATACAAAAATCCATAAACACAGCCGGCCATAAAAACCACCCAAGCCAGCCAGAAGAAAATCAAATAAAGCGTTTCCGACTGTTGTACGGATTCAATCACTTCCGTTGGAGTATCGTTTTCGTATAAAGAAGAAGCATTCTTTATTGTCCCATCACTCAATGTAGCAAAGACAGTCCCGACAAGAGATACATCCGTTACATTGTAGTAATACCTTGTGTCACTGTTCTTATAGATATAGTTCCATCGTTGCTTTTCAACACCTGCGTCAGCCAAGCTCAGACGTCGCACTGGCAAAGAGATTGTGCCATATGAAAACGGCTCATCCAAAAACACAATCGTATCCGTAGCAAGATGTTCACTGGAGACATAGTCCCACGAATAATAAACCTCTGTTTCTGTGTATGTATTGCCATTGCTATCTTTCTTTGTAACGGTTCTGGTATGTCTTGTATAATCTTCACGAACCTTTTCGATGTAAATATAGCCATTTCCAATCTCATCGAAAGTTACAGGTGAATCCGTTCTCAGCTCTCCATATAGTAATACATTGCCGAAGTTAGTATCCATACCATATCGGAATTGCGAATGATCCTCAATAATCGTAGCAGTGGCATACTTCTCCGCCGTTTGTGCCGCTCCATACGAAATCTTTCCGCTTATAAATAAACCAAGGCAAAGCAAGACACAGACAATAATTACGCTGAAAAGCAGCTCTCGTTTTTTAATTACCATTGTCAAAGAGATTCTGCGGTGCATCGACTGGCGCACCATAGTCAGCATAGGTCGTTTCAATTCGCTCATATCCAAGAATGCTCAGGATGACATTGTTTGGGAACGACCGGATCATCTTGTTATATGCTCGAACCTGCTCATTATAATTATTGCGATACTGTGCGATCTGGTTTTCCGTCATAGCAAGCTCATTCATAAGCTGCTGATAGTTTTCGTTCGCTTTCAACTCCGGATACGCTTCTGCCACAGCATTGATAGATACTTTCGCCTCATCAATATCACCATTGCTTACGCTGGATCTGGCAGCGGTGATAGCCTCAAGCGTTTTACCCTCATAATCCTGATATGCCTGTACCGCATCCACAAGGTTATAAACCAAATCAACACGACGCTTTTCAGCAACATTGATATTGGCCTGAGCGCCGTTAATCTGCTCTTCCAAAAATACAGCTTTGTTGTTTGCACCAGCAAAGATACCAACAATCAGAAGGATAACGGCAAGAACAATGCCCACGATAATCCATGTAGTTTTATTTTTCATACTGCACCTCGTTCAAATAATTTTTTTAACTGATTCATCAGCTCTTCATCTTCTGTATAAAATGAGTCTCCGTATTTACTTGAAACATAAGCCATTATTTGACCAAATCTCAAATCTGGACATTTGACCTCTCATAAATCTGCAAGCTCATTGCAGAATTTTCGGATTCGCTTTGGATCTCTCATTTAATACAGCTCCTTTTCCACCTTATCACACAGGACTACTTGCGGACGAATCGGGCAACCACCCATGCAAGAATGCTGACACTGACAATTCGGGCAAGAATTTCTGAAATGGCTTCTGAAACTTTCAAACTGTGGACTATTCCAAGCATCTTCGATACTGGCATTGCTAATATCAAAAGCCCAGCGCAGCTCTTGATTATCGAAGCTACAAGGTAGAGCTTTCATATCACTTGTGATATACATGCTCCACCTACTACCCTCGCAAGTATCAATGCTATCGTGGTCGATATTGTGAGTCAGATTCAAAACGGCTGGAATAGAGCAGGAATCAAATCCAATTTTGAAACTGAATTTCTGCGTATCTACGGTATCAAAGAACTGCTTTACGAGCGGGTTATTCACTTGCAGAACATTCGCTTCACTTCCAAGTCCAACGGGTTTGTGAAGAAGAAAAATCACTGCGTTAATGCCAGCAGGAAAGCCATTGTTTTTCAGCCGCATAATCGCTTCTTCAATAGAATTGTTTCCAAGAACATAATGAATGTTCGTTTTTACGCCAGCATCCAAAAGCATCTGAATCGCACGGTATGTATGCTTCTGACGATACCAGGAGATTGCTACTGCACCACAATATCTTTTACACAGATCTACAATCTCATCTGTAAAACCAAGTCCCGAAGAAGTGAAATTCGGCACAATATTGTTCTCCCTACAATACTGCAAAATCTCAGCAAAATTTTCGTGCTGGTCAACATCGCCACGACCACCAAGCGCAAGCTGAAATGTTTTCCCATTACATTCGTCAACAATGCGTTTGAAATTTTCAAGCGTCATATTTGGCTCTTTGGTTTTTAAGCCGTTCTGATAACACTGAACGCCAGACTTAAAGCAAAGACCACTTGCACCGTGGACACAATGTCCCATCACACCGACATCAATCAGTTCTGGGAATGCCGTCATAAACGGATCTACGCCGGTGTCATGTCCATTTTCATCAATCACACCGCTACGAGCATAAAAACCAGTCGTAGGATTAAACATTGCTACAAAACGATTTTTTCTATCAACCTTCTTAATCACCTATTACACCCTCCTACAATAATAATTACGGTTTAAGGCGCGGCAGCCAGCCGCGTCTTTTTCCATCTCAAAGCCGAAGCTGTTAGAATGGGAGAGTAAATGGCCTGACCCATATCACCTTAGGCCAACCCGCCCGTCGAGGAGTCCGTCAGCCGCCTCTCTCATTCGCAGCATTCGATTTGCGCAGGTAGAGCCACCTTGTGCGCTCGCGTCACTCAGGAGATTGAACAGGCAATGAGGAAAGAGCGGAAAGCCATATCCAATCAGAAGGAGGAACAAAATGAACGCAGTTGGGATCGATGTTTCCAAAGGGAAAAGCATGGTGGCTGCCCTGCGGCCAATGGGTGAAGTGGCGTTGCTGCCACAGGAATTTCTCCACACCGAGGTCGGTCTGGAGCAGATGGCCTACGCCATCATCGCGCTGGGGGAAGATACCCGCGTCATCATGGAGGCCACCGGACGCTACCACGAGCCGGTCGCGGCGGCGTTGCATGAGTACGGCATTTATGTCTGCGTCCTGAATCCGCTGTTCATCAAGCAGAGCGGGGGCGGTTCCATTCGCAAGGTCAAAACCGATAAGGCAGACGCCATGAAAATCGCCAAGTACGGTCTTGACAACTGGGTGGATCTGCGGGAATATACTCCCATGGACACTGTAAGACAACAACTGAAGCTGTGCAGTCGCCAGTACAATCTCTACATGAAAACGGTGGTATCGCTGCAAAACAATCTCATTTCATTGACCGACAAGACCTTTCCCGGTGTGAACGAACTGTTCTCCAGCCCAGAACGCGCCGACGGTCACCAGAAATGGGTGGACTTTGTCATGACCTTCTATCACTGCGACTGCATCTGCCGCGTCAGTGAGAATGCGTTTGCCGAGCGCTACCAGAAGTGGTGCAAGCGCAAGGGCTACCATTTCAGCGCGGAAAAGGCGCAGGATGTTTATCTCGGGAGCTGCGGTCATTTCACCACGCTGCCGAAGAACGACAACACGAAATTGCTCATTACGACTGCTGCCCAGCAACTGCTTGCAGGCAAGATGACGCTGGCCGCCTTGCGCACTGAAATGACACGCCTTGCCAAGCAATTGCCGGAGTATGATATCGTGCGTGCCATGTACGGTGTGGGCGAGACGACTGCCGTGCAGCTCATGGCGGAGATCGGCGACGTGCGCCGTTTTCCGCGCCGCAGCTCCATCGTCGGTTTCGCGGGTGTTGATCCGGCTGTAGACCAGTCCGGCAAGCACAGCGCCAAGAGCGTCCCTACGACCAAGCGCGGCTCTCCGCATCTTCGGAAAACGCTGTACCAAATCGTCTGCACTTACCTAAAGAAGTCTCCTGTAGATGAGCCTGTGTACCAGTTCCTCGACAAGAAACGCAGCGAGGGCAAGCCTTATTTTGTCTACATGACAGCCGCGCAGAACAAGTTCCTGCGCATCTACTATGCCCGTGTGAAAGAGTGCCTGGAGGCTTTTGACGCACAGCAGGACACCTCACAAAGATAAATCAGATTGCTACTTTATCCCGGCTGGCGAAGCTTTTTCTCCAGCCTGTTTTGTTATGCCCTTTTTCAGCTGTGCAAATTTTGCGGGACTTTTTTCATTTCAGCTATTGACTTTTGTTTGCAGGACTCCTTAATATTGACTTCCAAAGATGTTTTTTCGCATCTCGATATTGGCGCTGTCAGCCATTTCTTTTGTCCAGTATTCACCGGCACGAACACGGGCTTTGACGGTCAAACGCTTAATACCCATCTCTGTCATTACGGTCTTAAATCGTTTTGCAAGATTCATAGCAGCCATTTCAGAACCTCTTGCATTTCTTTTGTAGCTATGCTCTGGGACAGAAATGTAAATCACAAGTGATTCTGCTGTTTCGTTCGTATTCTCGATTTTTAGACCATATTCAGCCCATGTTATCATCACAGCCTCACCAAGACCATTCATACAAACACACCCCTTTCGTTATAACTACCCATCGTAATAACAATTTGCTTACCAATCTTTACGCTGCAATATCCGGTAGATAAAATACTTCATCCGCAGACATTCCAGTGAATTCAGTTATCTTCCTAATGGAGCGCTTTGTAGGGGGTTCACCCTTAATCAGAAGACTTCTAACAAGAGATGAACACATGTCCATATCATTAGCAAGCTTTGTTAAAGTGGAGTACCCATTATCAAGCGCCCATTTTTTGAAATTTGGATAGCAGATATTTTTCACACCACAAGTACGCTTTTTCTTGTGAATGTTATTTACAATCTGACGAACTCGCTCTCGGCTTATTCCATATTGATCTCCGATTTGCTGCAAAGTAAATCCACAGTCTCTCATGTGCTGCATTTCAGCCATTCTTCGCTGTGATTCAGGTGTTTTGAGACGCATGACAAATTACACTCCAATCATTAGTTGCGCTTGCTTGCAACGAAAAACTCTGTGTTTTTCAGTGAATTATTTTAAGAAATGAACTATGTGTGGGATTGATTTACTACTTCCTATTATCATTCTCCCAGGCATCTATAATTTCTTGCTTTGTGAATGCCCAACCTTTACCGTATGTCTGTGCAGAATATCTGTTAAAGTCCGGCCCAGGCCAACCCCAAACATAAACAAACGTCGTCCCACCATCCGACCAACGCAAAGATTCTGTGCTAATTTCGGTGATTTGCTTTTCAAGCGGATCGCTCTCAATTCTATATGGGGAATAGAGCAGCGAATAGATCTTTTCATGCGACATCACAAGATCACGTAGGTTTACCACCATTTTGTGTTACCTCCTTATATGTAATACCGTTTTCCTTTTACCTTAATAAATCTACCGTGCTTATTAAAATAGCATGTTTTATTTACAACCATTGATGCGTAATGGCTGTTCGTATATTCCAAAAGAACAGACAGCCCATGATCCTCGATGACCTTACCGCACGACAGTAGCAGCGGCGTGTTGAGAACATACTCTTTTACACATTCTTCGCAATACATCATAGATTCCAGATTAGTGCAAACAATATCGTAGATACCTAAAGATCGACCACATTTTTCGCAAAATAGTTCTGCACACCTATAAGGCATACGAGTTTCACTTTGTCTCCATCTTCTGCCACTTCTATTTAACTTTTCCTCTTCTGACTTCCACATATGAATCAGTCATCGCAGCTCTCTACATACAACTCATAGATAGCAATTCCGTTTCGCTCAGAAATGTGCGTTTTACCATCTTCAAACTCTTGTAGGTACATCTTATTTAACTCCGGATCATTAAACTGGTAGATGTTTTCGTTCCTAATTCCAAGCGGCGTTCCGAAAATCCAATCGTCGCAACCACAGTGGAACATGCCGCCAACCATAGCGTTGTGACGAATGCCATCCCACGGCAATTTTGAACACACAGAGTAATAGGTGTCTTTGCCTTTCTTACAAGTCATCACAAAGAAATTCTTAGATACAGCTTTTACAAGCATTGGACTCATCCAGTCATTTACTCTGACCAAATCTCCGATCTTTATCGTATCCAAAATTTCTCTCGTAATATTTTCGTAGTGCTTGTACATCCCACACCTCACTTATCTGAAATTAAGGCATTCCCGCAAGTAATGCGGTCACTGTCTTCTTCTTCGCTTGGCACGAACACAATAACATCCCATCCAGCAGCGACAAGCGGATCTTCAAACTTACGGTAAACATCGTAGTCGGTATATTCCGTGGTCACATCAAATCCATTCTTGATGGCTGCGTTTGTCTGGTGAATCGGCGTAATTTTAACGATAAACTTTTCCTTGTCGAACAACTTTCCAAGCTCTGCCGCATCCAAAATCGTGTCAGCCGTTACCGCAAAATTCAGCGTGTATTTTCTGCCAACAGGCATAGGAAGCTCAGATGCGAGACTTGAAATTTCTGATAGGGACAAGCTCTTTCCGTTGAACTGTTCATTACGCTGTGCCTGATCCGTCGAATTGATACTGAATTGCAGGCCGGCCTCTCCACCATACACATTGTTCTTGATGCGACACCACTCCATGATGAATTGTTTCAGATTGACATTTGCTTTCGGAAGCATAGTTGAAACAACAGGATGAATTGTATCTGCTGTAATGAACCGATGTACCAACGACTTCAAATCAAATTCAGCAAACGGAAGAACGGCGTCGTTGAATGTAGGCTCGCCCATACGAGCAAAATGAACATTAAAGCGATTAGTATGTGTCACTTGCTCATTTGCAAGAATTGTCTCGATTTCATAGGTCAGTTCTTCACGCGATACATTTCCGTGGAATCCATATTTCGGGCAATCGCAAAACTGGCAATTCATCGGGCAGCCTTTCTGAGTGCTGATAGTAGCAACCCATTTATCCGCCAGATCAACCTTGTGATGCTGAACGCCATTGATTTCCTTGTTCAAGCCAAGAAAACTTGCTTTGATATTGTTTTCCTTGCCATAATCGCCAACCGTCAAAAATTCAAGCTGCTTATTCTTATCAACATAGATTTTGCCGGTATGCGTTTCTACAATCCTCATTCTGCCTCGCCTTTCTGTTTTTGAAGTTTATCCGCCAGAGCATAGAATTTGTTTGGTAATGGGATAATTGTTAGAAGCGTATTCCCTCGAAAGAGATATACATATCTGTGATAAATGCGGACATTATTTGCATTGCCATTTGACAGATACAGCTTATCAAGATATCGACATAAACCACCTTTTGCCTCAGAATGAGTAACCCCATACTCAAGCGCCCTTTGCGCATTCTTATCGGCAATTTTCTTGCTCAATCCAATTCGCTCTTTCGTTCTCTTTACACTGTGATTCGTCATAACAACATCTGGCATTAGAACGCTCCTTCCATATACTGCTGCAGTCCGGACACAGCATTACTCATGCCAGCGATACGACCTTGTAGGGATTCAATCGTTTTCTGGATTTCATCTTTGTCTTTTGCGATATAGTATCCACGCCCACTGGAACAAATCGGATCACCATTTGTACGAGCAGCGTTTACAAGACGTCTCACTTCAACGCTCGACACACAAAATGCAGCAGCAATAGCAGAACCGCAAATAGGATGGCTACGACCATCGGAATGCGTCATAATATACTTTGTAACCAAGTCCATAAACGAACCTCCGGATATAATGATAGGGCGGCGGGGGTCCGCCGCCCTACTTTAACTACCCCCTTATT